CTTACTTCTGCACGGGGCAGTTCGCCATCGCATGTTAGGTTCTCTGGGCTCATGTCGCTGTCAATGCGATCTGCAATCTTTTGACGATCAGCGGCGTTGAGCAGGCTGAGTGGCTTGTTGCCAAACAAGGCACCCCATCGATTGATACCATCTACATACTGTTCTATGGTTGCTATGTTCATAAGTTTCGCTCCTTATCTGTTTGTGTAAGTGTATATTATACTGCCAACTACCCAACTTGTCAATAGTAAAGAGGAACCATTGTGCATCTGTCTCTACCCTATGCAACGTCTACATAGGGCCTGCACGGTCATTACTACTAGATTGTCCACCGCAAGTCCGGATCCACATGGCCTAAGCCATTGATCCTGTTTCATGCTCCTGGACTTGACCAACCCCCGTCGGTATTGTCATCATCCCAGTCGCCTAGTGGTCTAGTTAACCTCAATTCGTTTGCTTAGGCAGAGTCTCCAAACTCTCTCCGTATCCCTTGGTTACAACCCTTTTTGCATCTCTGCGTGGGTTCTTACATTTGAGGATCGCCTTGCTTTTTCTTTCTTCTTATGTGTATTATAGCGCCAATCACCTACCTCGTCAACTGATGCTATAATACCCTTTCAATTTGCTCTGCTTCTTGTTCTTCTACTTGTTTTCTAACTTGTTCTAATTATAGTCTCTTTCGCCTACTTCGTCAATCGGAACTTGTCAATAACCCTTTTTGCTTCAAGGTTATCAGGAAGCATACCATCTTCGGCCATGCCCTTACGATAAGTCTCAACCAGTTCCATCTTCATCATCTCTACAATGCTCTCGCACTCGGCCTTTTCCCGCTTGGGCAAGGTAGCAATGAATCGTTCTGCATCACTCCACTCTTCAATGCTCCACAGAATGTCTGCTAGAACCTTTTGGCGGGCATTGAGGCCCTCTAATGTGATCTCAACCATTGTCGCGTCCTTTGTGTTTGGGGTTGCGTTTAAATTTTACCTTGCTCTGCACAACCTTCTGCTTGAAGGGTGTGTCCTTGCAGAACAGGACAATGTGTGCCCTGACCTGCTTGGGTAGTTTGATTGTAATCTTCATCATGTGCTCCTGTCTGTATAAATGTATTATACAACCAAAAGCCCAAAGCGTCAACCGCTAAACAGCGGGGCCTGGTCTAGTGTTAGGCTCCGTAGTAGTCGGGCGACTCGGTGTCCTGTGGCGTTTCCGCAACATCTTCACGGGCCACCCCAAAGTCATCCAGTACATCGTAGACGTACTCAATTGGGATCAACAGCTCTGCGGCAATAGCCTTTGCACCGTAGCCCTCAATGAATAGGGTCTCTACATCGTAATACATATCTTTGACTGCACCCATTATGCGTTCTCCATCTCTTTGCGTTGTTCAACTTCTGCTACCAACTCCTCGTCTGAGAAGTTACCGTAGCCCTTAAATCCATCTTCCAGGTATGTCCAAAGCAGTTCTAGACCCCCGTCGTCTGTAGACATTATATAGTCAAAGTCGCTTTGGGTCAAGTAGTCAACGGCTGTTTCTCTATCGAATAGCTTGTCTTTCGCACTCGCCTTTTTGCTTTGGAATCCAGTCATTATGCGTACTCCCCTTCTGTGAGGAACGCTTCTTCAAGCGTCACATAGTTGTCGCTGTGGTCTGCTACAAACCAAACAGCCTTGCCGTTGACGTTGCGCAGGATGTACTCAAATTCTTCGTACTGGTGATTGGCAACATAGTCTGCATAGTCTTTGAACTTCTTAGCAGGGCACTTCTCGTTGCGATCACGTCCGTAGAATGTACACATATTCTCTACCAGTGCTTCGTGTGCATCGCGTTCCTCTTTGGTTTCCAATTGGAATGAGCTAAACGGATGTTGGACGCCAATGGTAGGGCGCAGGCTAGACAAGTCACCCAAGTCAATCAGCCTGCGCAGTTTGAACGGGTCACTGTAATGTTCAGCAAGGATCTTGCCGTTGTTGCTCAAGTAACCGTCCCAGTGGCAGTATACCTGCTCTACTGTACCGTCTGCGTATTCAAGTGCGATTGTTGAACGTGTTCCCATTTTAGCTCCTAGTGTGTTTGTGTATGTGTATATTATAGCGCCTTTTGGGCACCCAGTCAATCAGCCCAGCATTCCGTGGCCAAGCGTGTGGTTATTGTTTCACCACCAATGTAGTCACCTGAGAAGCCATGCTTGTTCTCCAGCACAAGAGCCACGCCAGCATAAGTCTTCTTGATCTCTATGATCTTGGCCCATTGCTCGATGTCGCTCTTGAAGGCCACGTTGTCGCCTACCTTAACTTCTACATCATGTACCATGCAAGTCTTCATAGTTCGCTCCTAGTGTGTTTGTGTATGTGTTAATTATAACAGGGAACCCAGTCCCTGTCAACCAATTAGCGATTGGCAAACTCGCAGTCGGCACCCTCGGGACCAACCTTGACTTCGTCGTACCAGGTAATCTCATACCCAAAGTCCTCGCCCTCCAAGACTGCGATACGAGCCAGGGCCAGCTTGGCAGTGGGATACACTCCGTAGATCATGCTCTCAGGAGCGCCACGGTATTCAGCACGAACAATAAAAATAGAAGTCATTTTGTTTCCTTAGTGTGTTTGTGTATGTGTTTATTATAGCGCCTCAAGCCCACTCTGTCAACTGGACGTCAGCAATAACCCTACTGCCTGTATGGGTAAGGAATACCTTAGTGCTGTCAGAACCGCCCTTGCACAGGAAGACTGCCATGTAGCAGAACTGCCCACCGTTGGTGATGCCCAGGAACTTGCATGAGCTGAACGCAGGGCCCTTGTAGCCCGCATCCTTGGCCGCCCGGGTTAGGGCTGGTGCTGAGAAGCTGATAAGGGTCTTAAGTGTGTCAGGTGTGATCATGCCAGCACCACTACCTTTCTAACGTCTGTACGCAAGTCGCCAGTCTCTTTATCAAACTGGTCCTCGTACTCCCCTACCATCTTGTCCATGCGGTGGTACTCACTGTACTCCACTACACCCTCGTCAACCCTATCAATCTTAGGGGCTACTTCTGTGCGCCAGTGGTCGCCGTAGCAGTAGCTGAAGTGGACCTCTGCGTCCTGATCCATATACTTGAGGGATTCGATAAGTTCTTTGACTAGCATAGTTTCGCTCCTATTGCGTTGTTGATGTATGTATTATAACGCCTTTTGGGTTAGGCGTCAACCGCTTCTTTAAAATAGACAACTTTGATTGTGCCTTTTGCACGATCTTCTACGAACACGTATTCTGCACTTTCGTTAAAATTAGCACGTGGATCGCTTAGGACCTTCTTAGTCATAATCTTAACACTGCGCACACTAACAGAACCCTGCCAGTCTTCGTGGGCCACGTTTTCGTTGTAGCTGTATTTGCCGAGGCATCCGCACATACAACCGATCTTGCCCGAATATACTTTGGCCACTTTGCTGATGTCTAACATAGTTTCGCTCCTAATGTTTGTTTGTATGTGTGTATTATAGCACTGTTTGGGCAAAGCGTCAACCGCGTTAAAAAAAGCCCCTAAGGGCTGTAGGGTTATGCTACTGCTTTATAAACTATTACAGTAGTGTCCGCAAAATCTGCGTGTGCATTGTAAAATGCTTGTGCTCGTGCAATAGCGTCTTCTGCGCTAGTTGCTGTTACTACGCACAAATCTTCTATGTTGTCGTAACGCAAATAAACTGTGTATTTCTGCATGGTGTTTCCTTTGTTGCTAAGTGTTAATTATAGCGCAAAGGGTCCAAAACGTCAACAGCTTTGTGCAAAGACCCTGATGTCAACCAGGTCTTTTTTTAGGCCGTAAAAAAACCCTACGTAGTGTAGGGTTTCTTATTATGCTCCGACTTTTGCAAGAACTTCTGTTACATGTTCTACCAACTGCCAGACGGGTCGTTTCTGCGTATCGGTATAGCGGATAGCTGGCTTGCCGTTTTTAAAGTCATTGTTGATCTCTTCAACGATAACAATAATAGCGGGACTACTGCCAAACCCTTCGCGTACTTTTACGATGGAGCCGACTTCTATTTGGTCTACTGTTACATACATGATAGCACCCTCCTTAGTATAGTCTTATTTATTAATAAAAAAGGCCTAGTACATATAGAGCGAGCAGTACTCCGTTAACAATAATTAAATTAGTTTCCTTAATGCGCACAGCCCAAATCAAGTACAGTAGGGCCCCCGCATTTAGAAAGTATATGTTAAGGGGGTCTATGCGCAGGCTAGTAAACAGGGCCCCTGCTAGCACTGTAGCGCACCCTGCCCATTTTAGTATGTTGTTTAACATTACAGTTCCATGCTCGCATAGCCGTCGTCTTGCATACCCTGCTCTGTAAACATAACGTCTGTACCTAGCAGTGTGCTAATCGCATCTACAAAACCGCTGTCTGTGTACAGTCTCCAGCTGTCCTCGTACTCCGCATCGCCGTTAACCGTGTAGCACACTGCAATGTGTATGCTACTGTCGCCGTCCAATTCGTCCCACCATGTCTCGTGTATGTGTATGCTTGTAACTGTAACTGCCTCAATCTCGCAGTCCCATATACTGTCACCTGCAAGTTGCACCTCTACGTTGCAGTCGTATGTTGTACTAATACTGTCTGTGTTAGTCTCTGTACTTGCCAGTGTCAGCTTGTTGCTAACTTCAAATTGTGTTGCTTGCATAGTTTTCGCTCCTAATGCTTGTTAAAAATTAATTATACACTCAATCTACGTAATAGTCAACCGCTTCTGTTAGCTTGTGCAAAGCACCCTCTAACTCAGCAAAGCACCCCATCTCTGCTAGTTGCTCGCCGTCCAGCGTTGCCTCTAACAGCATGTCTTCTACTTCTGCTAGCTTTGCAAGTATCTCGTCTCTCATTTTACGCTCCTTCTGTGTAAGTATAACCCACTTCGCCTGCTAGTGCGCAGTCCATCCACTCCTCAAAGCAGTCCTCTGCGTACTCCTCTTCCCAAATTAGTATTTCGTCACAGCTAGCAATCTCCTTGCCGCGTTGTAGCGTTACCTTTACAGTACTACCGCTAGCATATTCGCTAGTGTAATAGCCTGCCGCTTCTATGTTTACTACTTTTACTTTCATTTCGCTCCTTTGTTGCTAAGTGTTAATTATAGCGCATTTAGCCAAAACTGTCAAATGCGCTATAAAGACCCTACAGTTTACTCTACAAATTCTACGCTGTTTGTGCGTAGTTGTGCGTAAACGCTAGGCAATACAGTACTTAATTCTTGTGCTAAGTTTTCTGCAAGTAAGTCGCCGCTAACATAAGCGCATTTTGCTTGTGTAGGAAATGCATACTTTACTATGCCTGCTGTAGTAATTGTTTTGTGTGCGTTAAACGCCACAACTAGTTTGTAAGATTTAAGTTTTTTGTTAAAAACTAACTTGGCTTTTGCAACACAATTTGTAAGCATTTGGTTTCCTTTTTGTTTAAGTGTTAATTATACTGCACTTAGCCCAAAGTGTCAAGCCAAAAAAGAATAACCCTGGAGCCAGCAGGGTTATCCATGGTTCACAAGTACTGGTCGTTCAAGCTGGGCACTTGTTCCTTAACCAGTGCTCGTTCGTATGCATAGGCTTCCTTGCGTCCGCGTATGATTGCGAGAACCCGGTGTTCCCAAGCCCAATCCATAGCACCCATCTTCAAGTACTCGTACAGGACCCAAGCCCTGTTTTCGTTACGGGCACGGCTGATATGCTTGCGCCACCGTTCCTTAACCACCTTGTTGACATTGGCCAGGCTCTTGCGTGTTAGGCCAATGTAGTTCTCGCCGTGCTCATCCGTCATTTCGTATATGATGTAGTTGCAGTCTACTCGGGTTTTACGTCTCATGGTTCGCTCCAATCTCTCAGTATCTTATTATAACATTTGGAACCCAAAGTGTCAACCGCCAAAAATACCCACACTCAGCCCAGGGTCTCTCTAAAAGCCGTTTGACAGGAAGGCCAAAAGACAGTATAATATACACATGTTCGAACTTAGAGGGGGTGGACGTGGAGAGCGGGCGAAAGGTTCTCTGTTAGTAAGCGCCAACTAACTTAGGCGGCTGTGGCGAAAAAACAACGACCTGGTTGACAAAAGGGTTATACAAAAATCCGGTTGACAAAACGGATTTGGACGGAGCGCCTCCGGCCCCTAAACGCCGTTTACTTTGGAATGGATCCTGGCACACAGGGCTGACGTGCAATAAACTTAATAGCATCCTCTTGACTCTCAAATACACCATAATCACATGCGGTATCACTATACTTGAATATATGCACATGCTGACTAGCTATACAGTAGCTGATATGTATATAGTAGTCACGATCACTAACTCTGACATGTGCCAGTGTGACCATATTGTTCTTAGATATATCCATCATGTATTTACAGTCATGCTAGTCTATATATACAGTGAACAGACTCTGCCACTGTGCCTTAGTGTGATCCAGTGTGAATATTCTTATAAAAGTGTGATCTAGATCAGACCACCATGCGTAGATGCGTCACTAACGGTGGTCATGGTTGACAAAAGTGTGGAAAAGTGCAATAAAGTGTGACACTTTCAAGGTAATGAGTCAGAATCAAGGCTGGCCCCCCAGCGTATAGGCACTGTAAAGAATGGTTCGGATCAGGCAGGGAGGCATAGTTAAAATGGATACTCTAAAGACCTCTACAGCGGGGCCTACTGTAGTACAGGTCCTCTAAGCTAGCCCATTACCCTCGATCACTACAGCGGGGCCTATTGCTATGCTATATACGCTGTGCCACAGATGCTCAAACTGTTTGACTCCAGCGTGTATGCTGTGTATAGTATAGCTTATAAGTCCGGCAAAGCGAAGCGTTCATTGTTCTATATAGTCTAGCTACCATTAGGGATCATAGCAGTACTGTATATGCACTACGCACACATAGCACAGCGGGGCCTTTGCTACAGTTAATACTATAAGGGATACTCATATGCTTGTTACCATGTCAACTCATGCACACGTTATCATCACTGTGTATGTCATTGTCGCTGTGTGTGTTGTCAATTGGCTTGTTGTCAATAAGCGTTAACGCCATATGGATAGCGTGGACTTTCTTTGTGCGTTTGCTGTATTTTTATGCTTATGGGCATTTATACTATATCTATTAGGACGATCATCATGACTAGCTATACTGTACACAAGATACTCACACACAATAGTTTACAACTGTTGTTGGTGCAAGGGCGATCCAATGACATGCCAATTGAACTGTGTGTATACAACGAACACACTGGCAACACTGTGATGCGGCTTACCAGCCCAACACTAGAAGCTTTTGAACGAGCCATTCAGCTGATACGTGATGCTGAATAAACTAGAAGCTATTATAGAGGATCCGGGGTTATACCTGCTGACCCTAGCACTAGTCAGCTTGTTCAGCTTTGCCTTTGGACTAGCTATGGGCTTAGTGTGGGCTTATAGTTAACACCCAAAGTTAGTCGGGGCAGTGCGCTCTGACTAACGCATGGAATTGATCTGCATGTTCGCTAAAATTTTTTGCGCGACCGCTTCGCGGCATAGTTAGCATTAGCTGCCCCGAGTCTTTTGGGTGCGTACAAACTCTTCAGGTGTAACCAAGTTGATGCCCACACTTATGCGCATGTCCGTGCTCCGGTTAGGCTGTACTCTGTGCAGTATCATACCATCAAATGCCACGATATCACCTGCTGTGGGTTGGTATCCTTGCCATTCCTTTAGTTCATTTTGAAACTCAATTTCACCTGAGTCTGGGGGTACTTGTACATAATACACTATGCTGATCATGTGGTCGCCGTGATAGTGTTCAAATGTTTCCTCTTGTGGTGCGCACACATTAATCCACCAACGATCCAACAGCATGTGTGGGTATCTGCTCAATATGTACTGTATAACCTGCCGGAATGAACCCGCGGCTTCTACTGAGTATCGATATTCCGAATGCCATCCTGTGGTGCGTTTACCCAGAAGTCTTTTGGGTTCGATACGTGTTTGGAACAGGGCTGAGTTGATCAGTGCAGGGTCCAAAGCATAGTGGGCTACGGTGTACATGCTCATATTTACTTGACAGCTTATGCGTTGTGTGTTATAATTGACGCATCGCATACACACATAGAGGCACAAATGGAAGCTGTTCGTGAAACTACTGGGGGCTTATTTCCCGCACACACATACCTACTGGATGGCAACAATCTTGTGGCCTATATCAAGAAGGGTGAAACCGAGCCCTACTACTTTAAACAGCCAATCAAGGGCTTCTCTAAGTCAGGGCGCAAGTTTGACAGGGTCACTAGCACGGCGTTTACCATGCAGGTTGAGCCAGAGGTTGCTCTAAAGGCCATACAAGGGTCCAAGGGCAGTGTTTACTATGTTAACGAAGCTGAGGGTACATGTACCTGCCCGGGCTACACATATAGGGGTGCTTGCAAGCACGTGAAAGAACTAGCATGATGATTACAGTACACAGTCGTAATAGACTTTACGCTACATTCGAGAAATGGGAAGTACCCAGAGACTTTGCTGACCCCATGGCCAACTATCTAATATATGGCTATGAGCCTGGCTCATGCTTTACTGGCATCTTGGCCAACGACTTTGTCAGTGCTATACGCAGTTGTCATCCTGTTAACTCAGTTGAATCGCTCAAAGCACTAGCGGGTTGGATACACAGTGACATGCCCAGACAAGCATATGGTAATTATGAAAGTGTAAGGGCATGGCTGGCCCTTGACGCAGAAGAACGCAGGGCCATATTGGAACACAACAGGCTGATATATACAGCTAGAGAAGAAACGTGGCTGGCCCTTAAAAATAGCAATGAGGAGTTTGAATATGAGCACTGAGTCAACTGGCATAACGGGCTTTATTGAAATCTTTGAGGGCCGTCTGACTAAGATGAAGCTACACCTTAAAACAGAATTGAGCAAAGACAAGCATGATAGAAATCGCAAGTGGCTTAAAACTCAGCTACGCGATGCTAGCAAACTAAAACAGACACTGAAAGAAATGCGTAATGCTAGTGCTAAGAAGTGTCCACATTGCGGAGAACGACTATGAACGAACGAATTCGAATACTGGCTGAACAGGCTACAACAACAGTATCAGCCGTGCCCAACGAGTCAATGCCCTGGACTTATTTCGATACTGAAAAGTTCGCCCAGTTGATTGTGCGGGAATGCATGTCTAAATTGTATCTAAATGGATATGATGATGCCATGATACAGCTTCAAAAAGATTTTGGACTTGGCGAATGACTGGGGAAATCACAGTGGAGATGCTGGACCAAACTATTCAATGGTGCAAGCAAAACGCATTTTGGGGCAAGGGTTCTGCCATACCTCGTATGCTGGACTTTTACTTTGAAAAGACTCGCTCCATAGTGGATGAAGATTGGCCAGAGAGTTTTACTTTAGAAGAACTTGCTCAAGCATTGGGAATAGAGCAAGTGCGTTATAGGATTTACTACAGTCAAGACAACCTCACATTAAGACTGTTTGTGTTCCGTCCTCGATGCACTTGGGACGAACAAAAAATCATGTTGGACTTGGGATTTGTGATTGCACAGGATAACGACTCCAACACTATTCCCAACCAACCTGTAGAGGCAGTTGAACTATGACACATACCATACGGATCACATGTCCACGATGCTTTTTGCGGTTCGCCTACACCCAGAAAAACGGCAACACCATGTTCTCACACGTGGTTAGGTGCAAAGAATGAACCTAGCAGACTACTTTAAAGCTAATCGCCCTGAGCCCAAATATAATTTTGGTGATAGGATTGAAGGCACATACAAGGGTATACCTTTTGTGGGTACTGCATATGGAGACAACATGCGCAGTGAACTGGAAGGCCCTATGGTCAGTGTGCATTTGGACTTGCCCATGATGATTGGATTTGTTTGGCATCATAATATACGTGTTAAATACGAAGACATCAAAGGATTGAGAAAATGACTATCTTTATACCTGTGCTGTTTATTTGCCTTAACGGCAACTGTGAATTTATGCAGGGCAAAACACACTACAAAAATGAAGCTCAATGTGTAGCCAGTTTGGACATGCAAAAACAGCATATGCGAAATTTGGTTAAAGAAGCAGAGAAACAAGGCACCAAAGGTGAAATAACCATTTTGGAAGGTACTTGTATTGATGCTGAAATCAAAACAACTCAGGGACGAATAACATGACTCTTGAAGACTTAGAATATATCTTTGAATATCAAATTGAAGAAGGCACAGAGAAACTGTACTTCATGCTGACTGATGGTGATCGTCATCCTGTGATACAACGACATCCTGCCGACGATTTGGCTGGCTTATTGCCCATGCTGGACTCGTTTCAATACACAGGACACAATGTGATGCCGAGGTTTAAGAAATGAAAGTAGACAGAATCGATCCAGCTGTAGCACACAACATTGAGTTGGCCAAGCTGACACAACAACAAACAATCAAACAGCAACAACTCAAAGTGATTACTGATAGACAGGAAGAAATAAAGCAGATGCGTCCCAAGGATCCAGGCAAGGGTGCCAACATAGATGAGATGGTGTAACAATGATTAAAGGCTTAATGGGCACCTGCGGAGTTACAGTATCAGGTGGTGATACTAGTTTGCCCTACGTTAGCGCAAATCCTAGCAACCCTGTCCAGGGTATGATACGTATTAACAACACAGACTTAGAAGTATTCAATGGCACAGGCTGGCAATCACTACCCAGCAGTTATGCCACTGTGAGTTTAGATCAAGACACACAGGATTTATTGCAATGGGCCAGAGCACAACGTACCATGGCCATGAACAGACTTACCCTGGCCCAAAACAATCCAGCACTGATGAAGGCATTGGAAAAGTTAAAGAAGGCCCAAGACGACTTTGAGTTACTAGCCCGATTTGTAGAACATGATAAACTTTCCGCCTAATCAAGATTACTTAGAACGGTTTGACTATTCGATCAAAGTTAAATTAGGCAAGAGCTATTCACCGGAGTTCAAAGACTTTTATTCATGGTGTGACAACCATTTGGGTGTGCGTTACAAAGATTGGTTTATTGTCAGTGCAGGCAAAGACACATATACACTTAGATGTCGCAACAACAAATGGGCAACCTTTTTGGTGCTCTCACATGTTGACAAGCTGGTCTAATGGCCGTATAATTACAGTAAGTAAAAGGAGCCAGTATGAACTTTAGAACGTGGTGCAGAGAAAAATGGTTCGAGCATAAAGATGAGCTTGAAGCCTATGGGCAGACTCCATCTTATACTGCCGACGGGTACTTTCAAATGTACAAGTACTGGCTCAAACGAGAATATCGACATCAACAAAGGAATGTATAATGGATAAATTTGTACAATGGTATCGCAGTTACAGCGTAGAGATTACTTGGTTTATTATTGGCTGGCTAGTGTTTGCCGGCATTGATGCACTGTTACGTGAAAGTTACGGCTTTGCTCTGTTTAACTTTGCACTGGTATACATCAACTATAGGTTATATAAAAACAATGTTTGATAGCCTGTTTATCTTATTGGCACATTCATTAACTTATTTAGGATTAGTATGGCTAGCAGTTTAACAGTAGTAAAGGGCAACTTGATTGCCATGGGCAAGGCTAACGACTTTGACATCATTGTACATGGGTGTAATTGTTTTTGTACAATGGGCGCAGGTATCGCCGCACAGATTGCACAACAGTTTCCAGATGCGAACTTAGCGGATGCTGAGACTGTACGTGGTGACCCTGGCAAGCTAGGTACGTACACAATTGGCATGAGTGGTCGATTGGTTATTCTTAATGCCTATACCCAATATGGAACAAGCAACACAGGAAGAGATGTATTTGAATACACAGCCTTTGAACGTGTGCTGGACAAGATTGCCAGCCGCTTTGGCAAATGGCGCATCGGACTTCCAATGATTGGTATGGGTCTAGCAGGAGGTGATGCAGAGCGTATCATTCCTATGTTAGAACGGTTTGCTGAACGCATGGCCCAAGCAGGCGGCAGTGCTACACTGGTGGAATATGTTCAATCTTAACTTTAACGTAACCAATCCGTGGAGTACACGTTGGCGTTTTCTATTTGGTAAGTCAGGGCTACTAGCCAAACACAAAGCCTGGGAGTTTAACGGATATCGAACACATCACATAATTGACATCAATTTTAGTTTGTCATTTACAGGTGACCACCCGGGTGTGTCTGTCATGTTAGGGCTTGTAGGCTACAGTTTAGAATTAAGTATATACGACACACGTCATGGAGATATGAGATGTTAGATTGTTTGATCATGGGCGATAGCCTAGCAGTGGGTGTAGGACAGATTCGACAGGAATGTACAACTCGTGCCAAGAGTGGTATCAACAGTTACGACTATGTTAATCGACATTTATGGCACACTAACGGCAACAATCAGGCTAAAACTATTATTATCAGTTTGGGCAGTAACGATACTAAGAACATTAATACATTTGAAGAACTTGATACGCTACGCCAATTGGTCAAGGCAGACCGTGTCTATTGGATTGTGCCAGCTATCAAAGAAGACAAGCGCAAGGCAGTATGGGCAGTGGCTAACAAATATCACGATCATGTTATCGAAGCTCGTAATCATGAACTTAGTCCAGATCGAGTACACCCCACACACAAGGGTTACACTAGTATTGCTAATCAAACACGATGAAACCCGTAATACTAACTGTTGATCAATGGAAAACAATTCGCAAAGAGTTACAAACAGAACACCCTAAAACTATGTTTATGATTAGGGATAAGATGAAACGTGTATTAGGATTTACAGTCAGAGAGCATAATGAATGGGTAATAAAACCAGACGGTGGTTATGGTGAATACCAAATACATTTAGATTTTTATAGTGAAAACAAACGTACAATGTTCTTGTTAAAGTTTAGTGAAGTAATAGGGAATAAAGATGGAAAACTGTGAAGTGGGCATGTTTAGATTGCCGGGCCTTGTATTTGAAAAAGACCAATTGCCTCCTGAACTACTTGAGGAGATGATTGCTTGGGCCAATGCTGAAGGTGTTGGCATGAGCATGACTGATCGTTTGTGGTCATTTAAAAAAGAAGCACATAGAGAATGGTTTATCCTCAAATGGAGTGATAGCATTCCAAGACCAGATCCTAAGGATGTATGACAATGGCTTGGGCAATAAGTAACGGTACTATTTACGGAAAACGATACTATACAATAATGCCGCCTATGTTTTGTTACAACTGGCCCGACATGGAACTGTGGTGCTATCAACGATTTGGTCCTACTGGCAGTCTATGGAAAGAGCGGAAGAATCTTGCGCCAGAACCAAATCAGCGTTGGTATGCTAACGACAGTAAGTTTTGGTTTCTAGAAGAGAAAGATCTTAATTGGTTTGTATTACGGTGGATGGAATGAAGACAGAACAACGTAAACAATATTGGGGAGCTCTACATGCTGTGCGTAGCGAGTATAGAGAAGCTGTGGGAAACAATGCTGAAATGACCGGCCCCACAATGCCTTATTGGGTAGAACAAAAATACGGACTTCGCATGGGTCTAGATGGATCAGGTAACTACACACAATACTACGATGTTGTGGATCCTAAACGATTTTTATTTTTTCAAATAAAGTATATGAAATGAATATAGAAGAAGATATTATTAATCGAGCTGGCAAACGAATGGCTGATGAAATAGACTTTCAAATTCTAGCCGATATGCTTTGTGAACTAGGGTGGCGCAAGGTTATACTCAGTCCAATGACATGGGAAATGGGACTTGAAGTAGATGCGTGGACAGCAAAACATATCAAAGGCCCAGTTGAAAACATGGGATTAGTTTGGATATTTGAACAGGAAGAAGATGCAAATTGGTTTGCACTGAGGTGGCTATGATAACAACTAGATTTGAAGAAAGCGTATGGAATCAAATTGCTGATTACTATTATGATAATATACATTGGAACAAAGAGTTTCCTAACATGACAATAGATCGTTGGGTATTGGAAAAGTTTGGTGCTAAGGTTAATAGAGATGATCGTCTACTTGAATTTAATACCGCGTCAAAGAGAGATTGGTTTATACTTCGATGGGGGATGTAATGCAAGCACCAGTAATATATCCTTTATTCTCTGCGCCGGTATATGTACAGTTTGGGTTAAATCTTAGTGTATTAGACAGTACATTAACAGAATTAGAACAACTACCTGGCCTTGGTCCTGACTGTGGATTGAGCCAAAACATTGATGTATTAGATCGTCCAGATCTTGCTAACATACGCAAACTATGTGAACAGCATTTACAGTTATATGTGTCAAATATATGTGGCTATGACAACGATATACGTATAACAACCAGTTGGATGTCACGTAATCCCCCGGGTGTTGATCATCCCCCACACAATCATCCAAACAGTTTGTTTAGTGGATGCTTGTATTTGAAATCAAGTCCAGATAATAAATTTAATCTGCATGGACAAAATCACTTTACAAAACACTGGCCGTTCACATATAATATAAAAACAAATAATATTTACAACAGCGATGATTGGTGGATTCCAGTAGACACAGGTACACTGGTTATATTTCCCAGTAACTTACAACATAGCGCAGGCCCTAACCAATTAGATGAAACTCGTATTGTATTATGCTTTAACTCTTTTATAAAAGGTACACTAGGCAGCTCAGGAGACTTTGCCGCTAGATTAAAATTATGAACATATTTTTAGACATGGATGATGTGGTTGCCGCCTGGCAAGAACGAGCACAGGATATATTGAAGCTACGTGTTAACAAAGACAGTGACCGTATTCCTCAAGCGGAATGGGATAAACTCAAAGAAGACCTGCGCTTTTATCGTGACTTGCCATTAATGGAAGGCGCACATGAGCTGGTTGGCATGTGCAAAGAATATATTGCTCAAAATCCGCAGTACACACTACGATTCCTAACAGCACTACCACACGACTATTCAATGCCGTTGGCGGTGTATGATAAAGTACATTGGGGAGACCAACACTTCCCAGGCATACCAGTTACCATCGGGCCATTCAGCTACGACAAATGGCGACACTGTAAAAACTCAGGAGATATCCTGATTGATGACAGGCATTCAAATTGCGAAGAATGGGAAGCTCGAGGCGGCAAGGCCCACGTGTATACCACTTGGACTAACTGCAAGCCGTGGTTAGAGAAAGAGCTTGGCCAACTATAGTCAAGCCAGTAATGGCCCAATGGCCAGCCCAAAAGAAAAACGTGTAATTGATAAGTTTATGGTATTTGGTGATCGGGTACACGAAATACACACAGTTATTGTACACCGATTTAGAATGGGCGATGTTGAAGATCCAGACTTGTATGCGGCTGAACCATTATTGGCTTGGCAACAAAGTGAAATGGGTGAATGGATAATGGAACGGGCTGTGGATACTCCAGAATGGCACCGAATGGCAGATGTTGCTAGTTACGGATACAAATATGCTATTGTAGCCAAACTCAAAGATGTTGATTACACTTGGTGGACGCTCAAATGGGGCAACACTGTGATTGACATATAATCATAATGATAGTATAATACAGCATGACAGAAACAATCTTCTATATCAAAAAAGGTCGCAAGTACATTCCGCACAGTACCTATAGTTCGGAGTTCTGCGACAGCTTTCCCAAAGGCACACACTTGGTTGATGTGTACCCTGGTGGATCAAGTCGTAGGTTCAACATTGATCCAGCTTATGCTCCAATGATAGCCGCGGCCCGAGTTGCCGAAGATGCTATTAGTAACAGCATCATGGAGGCAAGTAAGTTGCGTGTTCCTGAACGTGATCAGCCATTAACTCCAGCACAGTTAAAAGCATGGAAGGCATTGGCCAAGGCATTTGGTAAAGATCAGTATGCCCTTGAGTGGTGTAGTTATAGAGAAGCAGCCGAGGCCGGTATCAAGGCCATGCAGGTAGAGGCAGACAAACTGTTAACTAACCCAACTGTTCGTAAAGCATACGAAAAGTTTTTATTTGTATCAGCACTAACAAAGGATCATACTAATGGAACCTAGACATTTATACACTATTAAATGGACACAACCATATTCAACGGCGCACCAACGCCCGTACCTGCGTGGCTTACACCAGCAAATGGAACAACTGATTGAACACTATCTTGAAGATGGTGAGTTCAGCGAAGCAAAACTAATTATAGAGAGGATTAAAAATGCAAATAAGAGCAACTGAAAACCCCAAAGAGTTTGGTAACTGCGGCTGTGGCCGTAGCCCAACGGGTAAATGTGTAGGATGGCATGGACTGAGTGATCAGGAATGGGCTGAAGGTAAAACACAGCTAGTCCATAATCTGCTATCAGGACATGGAAAAGTAGCAATCGTAGATGAAAGCTCAGATGATGAAGATCTTTGATAAATGGCTTTACACCAAAGTTCGTCATATGTGGGAAAACAAATGCGAATACGAAGAACCACAAAACAGCTGGCTAAAAAATAACAAACAAATGGCAATAGGTATGGGTACAACAGCAATGGTAGAACGCGGCAATGCCGAAGGACAAGATCGAATCACCTTTGAACTGACATCAGCAGTAGGTGGCCGCATCTTGAATGTGCGCAGATATGACGACCGTAAGGATCGACACGATAGCCAAACTTACGTGATCCCCAGCGGAGAAGATGTAGGGTCTAGGGTAGCCAAAATTATTAACTTAGAATTGATTAAATAAACTTACCAATTGGAGATTCTTATGGACTTTTTAATATACATTGTCGTGGCCGTAGTTGCATTTTGGATTGGTTGGCATGCTAGGGGTATTATCTTTCTAGCCAATATCAGCGAAAATCCAGAACGTGTTATTGACATGCTTAACAAGATCAAAAAGATAAACGAGGAAGAGGACGATGGCATTGTTAGTGCAGAAGGCACTGAATTGTTCATTGAACAAGTTGGCAACGGACTTTATGCTTACATTAAAGATACCAAACAATTTGTTGCCCAAGCACCAGATTTGAGTAGCTTGCTGATTGAAGCCCATAAACGTTTTCCAACACAGAAGTTTTTTGGAAAAATATCTAACGAAAATTCTGCCAAAGAACTTGCTTAATATCTTGTGTTGTACTATACTAGTAAAACGTTGGTGATACGCACCGACACACTGATATAAAACACAAAGGAAACAATATGAAATTTTTCAATCCAGAAACTAAGACTTACAAGATCTTCAACGCATTGTACAATGGCGACACATTGACAGCTAGCCAAGCTGAAAAGCGTTTTGGCGTTAAGAACATTAGCGCAGAAGTAAGCCGTATCCGTTCAAACGGTTATGCGATCTATGCTAATGCACGTAAAGCTGGCAATGGCGTTCAGGTAACTGAATACGCTATGGGTAAGCCATCACGTGAAATTATTGCCTTAGGTTATAAAGCCAAGGCAATGGGCATTACTCTTTAATTAGATACTGCTTAGTCAAAAAGCCCACAGAGTCGTGGGCTTTTTTTATAACTATACTATGACTATTAAAAACACTATAAATTGGATTAAACAAGATTATAATGAGTACCCGTTGCGATTTAGTTTGGAGTTAGTTGCATGGTTCATGAGTATCAGTTGTACAATATGGATGGGTTATACATTACCAAATCCTCCGTTTATATTTTTATATCCGCTGTTCATTATACAATGTTGTATATTTGCGTGGGCCGCTTGGACTAGAGGTTCAACTGGTATGATTGCCAATTACATGCTAATCTCAACTATTGATGTTGTAGCCTACATTAGGATGATTACACAATGAAGTTAGGTGATTTATTCAGTACCGCATCAGGATTACTATTTAAAGTAACAGGAATAGAGCTTAGGGATAATGACCCATGGGTTCTTTACGAAAACACACAGACATTGGAAAGTTATTCATGCAGACAAGAAGCGTTCTTATCGCGATTCTTTGCCTTGGTTGCTTAAACGGCTGTGCCGTTTATAACGTGGCCAGTATAGGCAGTTACGCTGTCACAGGTAAGAGTATTGGCGATCACGCAGGGTCAACCGTTTCAGGCGGTGACTGCAATACTATCAAACATCTTTGGAATGGGAAATACATTTGCGAAATGCCCGTTGTCTACAATCGATCAGCGTTCTAATGAGTTGACAACTTTCTGGAATGGCATTATAATAAACACATATTAACACACAGAGGCATGTATGACATTCAAGTTCAAATACGAGGACGTTACTAAAAAACCAAATCCAATGGTTAAAATCAATCCTCTCAAACGTGGATCTGGTAAGACTGTTAATCTTCAAGATCGAGTTAATACTCTTAACAAGAGTGCGGCTTGGAAGAAAACAATCAAGGCTTGGACTAACCAAAGCAAACAGTTTGACCTTACACGCTTGCCAAAAGTCTCAATGGAGAAACTTGGATCGATTGATATTGATGAAGACATCCAACGTGCATTAGATGACAAGCATTGTGCTAATCGCATTGCTGACCCAGGCTTGTTTGACCCGGCATTGCTACAAACAGCTCAGTGTATTAAAACTACCAAAGGTAAGTTTATTAGTATTGACAGTCAACATACTGTTAGTACAGTTGCCGCATTAATTGATGCTGGTCTAGTACCGGGCCACACTGACTGGAGAGAATTTGAATTTCCATTCCAATACATTGAAACTAATAATCTAGCCTATGCTCGACGTGCATTTAGTATTCTTAACGGCAAGGGCAAGAAAAAGCAGTCAGCATACCAACAGATGCGTAATAGTATCTTCATCGTGCGCATTGACAAAGACAAGTCTGATCAGGAAGACGTTGATCTTGAAAAGAAGGTTAGTGTTGCTGAAAAGTACGAGTGCTTTCCGGTTGAGACCGAAAGTGACTTGGCTAAGTATCCCGGAACATTTACTAACATTGCTACGTTTAAAACTCTTAATGATGACGAAGTAGAACAATCATGTGAATGGCACCATAAGTATTTTCACTACGAAAACGTTCACGTTAGTCTGTTCTTTGTGTTCCGTGACTTGTGCCGCCAGTTTGATAGTGCTAAGATCAAGTTGACTCCTAAGTTCCAAGAAGAACTAGCCGCAATGGTACAAAGTTGCTTTGGTAACTTGTCACAGTTCCAAGAGTCTGTTACAGAAGCACATCGCCGTTGGACTGTACAGCGATATGGTTATCAAGCCGCATGGGACGACGATGCCTATGCTTGTGCGTTGATTCAACTATATCAACATTTTGGTGGCAAGGAACGAGTCGCACCTACTTTACTTGACCACTTCGACGGACTTATTGAGTTTTTTGACCAAGACATTTTGAACCTAGCTGAATAATGTACTACCTATACCTAATCCAAAGCCCGTTTGGGCGTCCTGGGTTTGGCATCATGCAAACTCCAAAGGAACGCAATAAACAATACTGTTCACATATGGGCGGAATTGTTAACATGCGGATCTATGGAGGATTGAGAGCCCATGCTAAAGCATTGGAGCGAACAATTAAAACACAATATGTAGACAACATCTGGACTATTGATGATTGGGAAACAGAGTGGTTAAATGATACTGTGCCTATGATTCAGTTACAAGAGTATGTAGAAAGTTTAATTGCAGAGCGACACTTTAGACTAAAACTCATTGTGCCAGAGTGGAACTTTACACAAGACCTACCTGATTAAATACTAGCATGAGAATACTAGTAACCGGCCATGAGGGATTTATTGGCCGCAATATGCTTGCCTGGCTCAATCAAGAAGAAGGTTGGCACATTGACGGCTATGAATGGCATCCAACAGAACGTCCTGACGTAAGTGGCTATGACTGGGTAATACACCTGGGTGCTATTGCTGATATGACTTGTAATGATGTAGAAGCCATACTCAAACAAAACTACGAGTTCTCCCAGTGGTTGTTCAACGAGTGCAATTTGCACGGGGTAAACTTACAGTATGCTAGCTCAAGTAGTGTCTACGGTGATAGTAAAGACTTTAGTGAATATGCTCCTTGTCATCCACAAACACCTTATGCATGGTCTAAGTACCTCTTTGATCGTTGGTGGCCACAACAGAATGTAAACATATATGTACAGGGGTTCCGTTACTTTAATGTCTACGGCAAGTGGATGCATCTACGAGGCAAACGTGCCAATGCTATTGTCAAGTGGCGCACACAAGCCCGCAAAGAAGGCAAGATCACAGTATGGGAAAATGCTGAACATATCCGTCGAGATTGGACTTGGGTTGGTGATGTATGTCGTTTACACATAGACTTTATCAAAGAGGTTAACGGTTCCGGTATATGGAATTGTGGTGCAGGGTTAACCCACAGCTTTCTAGATATTGCAGAAGAAATAGCAGAACAAGAGAGTGTAGAGTTAGAGTTTGAACCTGTGCCAGATGCTGAAAAACAGCGTATGCGACACACTACAAAGGCTGATCTAACCAAGTTAAAAGCCACTATAGGCAAGCGTAAATGGTTAAATGTATTTGAGTTCTTAGCCCAGTAAGAACAATAAATACATAACTATGAGAGCAAAAGAATTCACCACCGAAGGTGCCATCGGCACACACCCTAAACGCCCGGCTCGTCCTGGAAGCCGTCCTGATCGAGGGCATACTACAGAATCTCGATATAAAACAGTATGTGAATACTGTGGTACATCACACGATAAAGTTTTAGACGAGCATGGTAAAGCATCACGTGAACTATGTAAAAGTTCTAAGCCCGACGCAGACTTAGGTGCTAGTATGCTGTCAAGTTGTAAGTCACAAGGCCTACGTGCCCGTGATGGTGAGAAATCACATAAGCTAGGCAAAGATAAAAAGAGTCGTATTAAAGTAGGAGGGCACCGTATCAAAGGACAGAAGTACGGAGGTCCCTTGCCTGACTGGAGTTAATATGCGATTCAACGAATTTAAAAATGTTAACGAAAACCTAGATAATATACTTGGCGCTATAATGGGCAAAGCTGGTATAGATATCACAGCTGGCAATAAGACAACAGATGCAAATAATATATCTATGGATGTAAATAAGCCAGCCAGCGATACAACATTTAAAGCTCATCCAGGGATAACATTACGAACATCAACAGGCATTGAAATGCCTGCAAACGGCTCACTAACTAGCCCATTTGGACAACGTGCAAGAGGCATGCATTGGGGAACTGACATTGCAGTACCGGTTGGAACACCAGTCAAAGCTCCTGAAGATTGTTTTGTTGGATCTATTGACAACAATAGTATAGCCGGATTACATGTTAATTTAACTGATGGTGCCGGACGATTAAAACATCGACTATTACATTTGTCACAAGTAAAAGTTAAACTAGGACAACTGGTTAGAAAAGGCGATGTAGTAGCACTGAGCGGCAACAGTGGAAATTCTACTGGTCCTCACTTACACTGGGAAAAATATGTTGCCGGCCGTCCAGTAGACCCAATGAAGTATATAGGATAATTATGCGATATTCAGAATTTAAAAAGATCAACGAGGACTTAGACGGCATACTTAATGCCATCATGGGTAAAGCTGGAGTAAACGTTGCGGCCTTCAATAAAACTGAGACTGACAAACTAGCTGCCGCTGACAAGCCAGCTACTCCTAGTACGGAAAAGCCAACTACTCCCAGTACGGAAAAGCCAACTACTCCTAGTACTGAAAAGCCAACTACTCCTGAACCCCAAACATCAGTCACAGTGTCAAATGGTTATACTCCTAAAGGTGCCACACCAGAACAAATGAAACAGTTTGGTCCTAGTTCTAAAGACAAGATCAACTGGAGAGAAATGCGTTCTTACATAGCAAACAAGCTAAGTTTTAACCATGCAGTCGCTATGGTAGTAAACTGTAAATGGGAAAGCGGTTGGCAACCGGGTCGTTGGGTACACAGTGATGCTAGCCAAGGACCAAGTGGTGGATTGTTTATGTTTCACGATCTTACCTTTAGTGGTAAGGGGTTCTTTAGTTCAATGGCGCAAGCCTGTGGCGGCCCCGGCAAGTGGCAAACTAACTGGCAAGGACAAATTGATTTTGCCTTGTCATCACGTATAGGAAAAGGGCCAGCATTTGCCGCTAGAACATTTAAATCACCTGAAGAAGCAACGTACTGGTTTTGCGTAGAGTTTGAACGTCCACAAGATAAAGAGGCAAAGGGAAGAGAACGTGCCAAAGAAGCGCAACTCTATAGTAAGTAACAATAAATATCTCATATGAATATTGTTGGTAATTTAATAATCGCGCCGCCTGCTGTAAAAGGTAACTTCTGGCACAAGACTGTTATCATGGTAACAGAACATCACTCCCAAGGCAGTGTAGGACTAGTGTTGAACAAGCGTAGTCAAATGAGCATTGTAGAGTTTGGTGAACAACTAGGACATCAAGTTGATGTTCCTGGATTTGTTTATCTAGGTGGCCCTGTTAATGTTAAGAGCCTGAGCTTCTTACACAGTAACGAATGGACCTGCAAGAACACAATGCAAATAAACGATGAGTTTAGTATAAGTTCAGCAGATGATATATTACCTAGACTAGCTATGGGAGACCGCCCGGAGCAATGGCGTTTATTTTTGGGCATGTGCGGTTGGAGTCCGGGGCAGTTAGTTGGCGAGATCAAAGGTCAAACCCCCTGGAATGAAGAAACAAGTTGGTGTTTGGCCAGTGCCGATTACGAACTAGTATACGGGTCAGACACTAAGGATCAATGGTGCAATGCCCTTGATCGAAGTGGTTTAGAGTTCGCTCAAAGCATATTGACGTAAATACAAATTGAGCGTACAATGTACACTTAACTGGTTGGGTCTGTAAAACACAACACAGAAAGAGGTTCAAAGTGGCAGATACTTTAGTATTAAATGCAGACGGGTTGCCGGTAAGCGTCCTTCCGTTAAGCACAATCACATGGGAAGAGTCAATCAAATACATGGTTTTAGACAAGGCCGATGTATTGCTTTATCACGAGAATTGGATTGTGCATTCAGCCCGTTGGGAAACCCAAGTTCCATCAGTTATCATGTTACGTGAGTATATGAAGCCAAAGAACGCAGTACGTTTCAGTCGGGCTAATGTATACCTACGAGACAGTGGCAAGTGTCAATATTGCAGTACAAGTATTGAACGCAAAGAAGCAACGCTGGATCACGTGATTCCAGTTAGCCAAGGTGGCAAGACCACATGGGAAAACACATGTACAGCGTGTGCTCCATGTAATGCGGCCAAGGCCGACAAGACCAAAGGATGGAAGCCTAAAGTCAAACCTTACAAGCCCGACTTCTATGATCTTGTAAATAAGCGCAAGAAACAAGAATTCAATGTGAGGTTCGAAGAATGGTTACAATTCATCCGGTAAAGCGTTTCCTATGGAAAGTCCTAGGATTCATTAGTTTAGGTATGGCGTATGTTGGGTTAATTACACCCGGCATACCCTACAGTATTTTTGTAGTGGCCGCCGCCTATTGTTTTGCCAAAGGTTCGCCTAAGATGCACGCCTGGCTATACAATCACAAACTGTTTGGCCCGTTCCTAACCAACTGGAATACCAAGCGTGTATTCCCTAATAAGATGAAATACTTCATGCTAGCCATGATGACATCAAGTTTGCTGATCATGTGGTTTACAGGGGTTAAACCTATTGGTATATTAAGTACAGGCATCTTCATGTTGTTTGTAGCAGTATGGGCGTGGCGCTGGCCTGGCAGTGTAGAAGAACACGACCAACGTATTGCAGAAGGCCGCAAGATAGGCTGGTTTAACAATAATTTCTAATAAATACTCTGTTAACACGGAGTTTATATGAAGAAGCTATTAGCAGTATTATTGTTAGTCCCAGTACTAGCATTTGCACAAAAAACACCCCAAGGCGTTACATATGACGCACAAATTATCAGAGTAACGGATGGCGATACAGTTGTTATCGCCGCACCCTTTCTACCTGCACCCCTTAAGCCCGAACTTGCGGTACGAGTCTATGGAGTCGATACTCCGGAAAAAGGATTTAGAGGTCAATGCGACAGCGAAAAGCAACGTGGTGAAGCCGCTTCCGTTTTCACTAAAGGTCTCATTAATGCCAGCCAACAGCGACAAGTCATTCTATATGGTTGGGATAAATTTGGTGGTCGTGTTTTGGGCGACCTCATTCTAAACGGACAGAGCTTACGTGCTCAATTAATTGCTAACGGATTTGCGAGAGAATATTATGGTGATGCTAAACAAAGTTGGTGTAACTGATGAACCCTAATGACTACCCAGTATACCCAGAGGACGATGGATATGATAGACCGCGCAACCCTTACAGTCCTGTGTAATAAATTTATCACAGGCCTAGCCATTTATGGTATTGGCATGAGCCTAGCTTATGCTGGATACATTGGACAAACTTATGATACAAACTATGATTGGTGCGATCCTAGATTCTGTTGCCCACCGGAGAATAACAAATGAAAATATCTGAGATCATTAGCGAGGTTTTAGATATAACTGGGCCTGCACCTGAGACTAAGTGGCATACCAGTAAGGACAGCGGTAGTACAGTAGCTAAGTGGACAGATGATACTGGTAAAGAAATACAAACTGTGATATCACCAATCCACTATTCCTCCCCACAAGCAAAAGATGGCGTTAGTGTAGAGTTTAATAGAAATAAAAACTTTGATATCTCCGGCGACAGTAGTGGTGCAACGCCAAAGATTCTAACAGGAGTAGTTCGAAATCTCAAACATTACCTTGATACAAGACCAGATATAAATTCACTTTATTTTACCAGTGTAGAACCTAGTAGAACTAAAGCATATCTACGTATGATAGATCGACTGGCACCAACAATGGGGTTAATAGGTACTCGCATAGCAGATGGCCCTGATGGAACCAGGTTTGCCCTTACTAGAGCTCAACCTGCCCAAAAACATGTGCCGTTAGTTAACAAAGAGAAAAGTCCAAGCGCATTACCAACTCCGCCGTTGCCAACAAATCAGAATAGCGGCAATTTTACTAACAGAATGACTAGCGGTGGTGGCATGGGAAGCCAGCGCCTTGATCGTAATCTAAACCCAATGAAACTTCCAAATACTTAATATGAAAATATCCGAATTACTTAACGAAGACTGGAACAAGGTCAACAAGAAAGACAAGACAGATGGTCTAAGTCAAAAAGCTGTCAATGCTTATCGCAGAGAGAATCCAGGCAGCAAATTAAAAACTGCTGTTACTACCAAACCTAGTAAATTAAAAGCTGGTAGTAAAGCAGCCAAGCGCCGCAAGAGTTTTTGTGCTAGGATGGGCGGCAACAAAGGTCCTATGAAAAAGCCTAATGGTAAGCCTACTCCTAAAGCGTTGGCCTTACGCCGCTGGAACTGTGAAAGCATTGAACAAATGCAAGAGTTAATCATGTTAGGCGAAACACACATTGCAGAATTGAAACAGAGACTGGATCCCAAATGCTGGAAGGGTAAACATAAAGAAGGCACCAAGATCAAAGGCGGTGTTCGTGTTAATAACTGTGTACCTAACGAAAGTGTATCGGAAAGCGAAAAAAAACGCTGTCTACAATGTGGTATGACTAACTGTAGCTGTAAACCAGGTACCTGTAAATGTAAACCTATTGCTGGTTGGGTTCCGGGCAAAGGATTTAAGAAAGCAATAGATGAAGCCGCCCTAGAAGAAAAATGGACACAGAAGTATAAGAGCTCAATCAACTGTGCTAGCCCTAAGGGATTCTCTCAAAAGGCGCATTGTGCAGGTAAGAAAAAATGAGAGCTAGTGATTTTGAAATCAGCAACTATTCTAAGTTAGATGCAATATTATCTAAACTCTGTGACCTAGTTGAAAAAGGACAATCCAGTAATAAAGATTATGGTATGGTTGCGTCTGCTGTGTTAGATCCCAATAACAAATTAGTTGCTAGATTAAATCGTCCTGCTAGCAACGGAAAAAGAATTCATGCAGAACGTGCTGCCATGGAAGCATATGAGAAACAACATGGTTCAATTCCAAGCGGCAGTATTATAATCACTACACTGAGTCCTTGTGATCAAACACATACGGATGAGCGTTATGGTGAAAGTTGTACCAATGTTGTGAATCAATCTAATGTAAAGAAAGTCTACTGTGGATATATAGATCCTACAGAAAAAGAAGATGATGACGCAAGACAATTTACTCTGTTAGAAACAACAGATTCATCATTACGAGATAAGTGTAAGAAATTTGCCAGTACATTTTTAGATAATGTAACTGAAAGCATAACACCTAACACTATACACAAATTGGCAGACCGTAAGGGCGTTAAATGGGATAATGAACCCAGTTTCCTTCGTCTTACCAAACGATTAACGGGCAAAGAGCACTTGGATGACTTAGACCAATCAGAGTTACAACAAGTTAAAAAACATTTAGAGAAACAAAGTGTGACTGAAGGCTTGAAATAAAATGAGAGTGCAAGAATTTACTCCACGTAAATTAGTTATCTTTGACATAGATGACACCCTAGTTCACACACAAACAAAAGTTCATGTTGTTAAAGACAGGCGGGTCATTAACAGTCTAAACAGCCACAATTTTACACACTACAAATTACAAGACGGTGAGAAGTTTGATTTTGGAGACTTTGCCAATGCAAAAGAATTCTTCAACAATGCTAAACCAATCATACCTATGCTTAATCAACTTAAGAATGATATTGCTACAGGCAATAAAGTTGTTATGGTTACTGCCCGTGCTGACTTTGATGACCGCGAATTATTCTTAGACACGTTCCGCAAGTATGGTGTTGACATGGGCAAGGTCCATGTTTATCGTGCAGGTAACATGCAAGGTAAGATGCAAACAGAAGAAAAGAAAAAGATTATTATACGTGATTTATTAAACAAAGGCAATTATACCAAAGCTATTATGTACGATGATGCTGTGCCTAATTTGGAATCATTTGTAGAACTCAAAGATGAATATCCACAAACTAAATTCTATGCGTGGCAGGTGAGCTTAGAAGGTGAAGCAAGTGAGTATCACCGTACTAATGAAGATCAGACTTTAGAAGAACGTAAGAAAAAACGCAAACCTCGCAGAGCCGCATATGGTCCTAGTCTATATGGTGGTTACGGATATTTCTCAAACTATGGCAACAGCGACAGTAGTGGAGACGCTGGTGGCGGTGATGGTGGCGGTGGAGAAAGCATTAAGAATGAAAACTTTGCTGATGGAAAGAATCCCCAAGACAAAGGCGATGCCAAACGCCACGGTGTCAATACCAAAGCATCAGTAAGTAGCTTGCGTAAAACTGCCAAGCAAGGTGGACGCAAGGGACAACTAGCACACTGGCTAGCCAATATGAAAGCAGGAAGGGCAAAAAAGAAATGAAAAAACTATTATTGATTGCGGCATTTTTAAGTTTAACAGGCTGTGCCAGCATTATGGAATACATTCCCAGCAGTTGGGATGTTAATCAAGCCAAGAGCATAACAGATATACAACAACAGGTTAGACACTTTGATTGTAAAACAGACTTGAAACCACAAGTTGATCAGCTGGCCAAGAATGTAGAATGGTTTGACATCTACAGTCAGACCAAACCCACACGTGACATAAACAAACTAACAGGCACTATCAAAGATACTGTTAAAGAATTGCAAGAGCGTGTAGCCAAAGGTCCGGTGAGTCCATTATACTGTGACCTAAAGAAGAAGATTATACAACAACAAGCAGACATACTGGCTAAATCAGTACAAGGGAGATTCTAATGAGTGCATTAGCAGAGTTAATGAACAGTGGTAACACTTGGGCCGCAGAACGTGCCCAGTATGCACTACAAGTACACCAAGCTGTGGGTGCTGGACAACTAAGCGCCAGCGAAGCCAAAGAGATCTTACAAGATTTAATCAGTACAGATAAACTAGAAGAAGCGGCCGCCGACCAACAAGCCCGTGCCGCTTTGGTATTTGGCGTTACTCAATTAATTTCCCTTTATTAGTCAAATCTAGTTGACCTTACGGTCGTTATAGTATAAAATATACTAAAGGACTGACAATGACAAGATTAACAGGTATTGTAACTAAAGGTTGGGGCAGTGAAGAGATTTGGGCAACCAATGACAAATACTGTAGTAAGTTTATGCACTTCAATCAGGGTGCAAAGTTCAGTATGCACTTTCATAGTGTCAAAGAAGAAACTTGGCGGGTAATGAGTGGTAAGTTTATGCTTAGATTTATTCAAACTAGTGATGCAAAAATCTTTGAGTATGAAGGAATTGCCGGAGATGTATTCCATATTGCACCGTTACATCCTCATCAAATAGTTTGTTTAGAAGCCGGCACAATTCTGGAAGTGTCAACAGCAGACAGCGTAGAAGACAACTATCGAGTAATGCCCGGAGATAACCAACGTGAGCCAACCTAATATTATCTGGACCGGTGGAGGTTCGGAGATTGGATCTAAATGTGTAGTTGGATTGGACCGTGACGGTGTTATCAACGAGGACCTTGGCACATACTGTTTTAAAGCTGATGCATTTAAACCCATTCCTGGTAGTATTGAAGCCATGGCTGAACTGCGCCGTAAGGGTTATAAGATTGCAATCATCACTGATCAAGGCGGCATTGAAAAAGGATTGTTTACAGAAGCAGACGTAGATGCAGTCCACGACTACATGTATGAACTGTTAGGACAAGCAGGATGCTTTACTATTGATGCATTGTACTACTCTGCTAGCAGTCGTAAAGATGATCCGTTTGCTAAACCCAACACGGGCATGTTCAAACGCTGTGAGAAAGAAAACAAAGCAATCAAGTTTAAAGAAGGTTACTATGTTGGCGACAAGATGAAAGATCTCAAAGCCGCAGTTCGTATGGGTGCTAAGCCTGTGTTAGTACGTACAGGATACGGTAAAGAAACAGAACAAGAGCTAGGTCGTTATTCAAATAAAGAAATCAAACGGCGTGTAGTAATATTTGATAACCTAGCACAATTTGTAGAGTCACTAGAATGAAAGTATTCGTTAACGGAACATTTGATATACTGCACTTAGGGCATCTTGCATTGATTGCCTATGCTCGTAGTCTGGGTGATACTGTGTTAGTAGGCATTGACAGTGACGATCGTGTACAATCACTTAAAGGTCCTAGTAGACCAATTAAGGGCGAGTTTGAACGTGCTTGCATACTGTCTGCACTAAAGGATGTAGAAGAAGTATGTATCTTTAATACAGATGAAGAGCTAATTGAATTAATAAAAGAATGCGATATAATGGTTAAAGGATCTGACTGGAAGGGTAAACCTATAGTCGGTGAAGAGCATTGTAAACGTATAGAATTTTTTGAGAGAATAAATGAATACTCGACCACTAACACAATTAAAGATATTACTAATCGGTGATGATTGCGTAGACACTTATGTCTACGGAACTGTTGATCGTATTAGTCCAGAAGCTCCCGTGCCGGTGTTTGAACCTAAGTATGAAATAGTCTTAGACGGCATGGCAGGCAATGTGCGTAAGAATTTGGAAGCGTTAGGATGTGATGTAAAATTTTTACACGGCAGTACTAGTAAGAAGAAGCGTATAATTGATCAACGTAGTAAACAACAATTACTTCGCATAGACAATGACACAGCTAGCGATCCTATAACAATTGAAAGTGAATTGCCGGCATACGATGCCATTGTGATAAGTGACTATAACAAAGGCGCAGTTACTTACGAACTAGTTGAAGATCTACGCAGTAGATTCAAAGGCCCAATCTTTATTGACACAAAGAAAACAGACCTAGCTAGATTCAACGGATGTTATATAAAGATTAACAAACTAGAGCATAAACGTGCTACAAGTTTACCCGACGACAGATGGCTAATTGTTACACATGGTAGTGATGGTGCAGTTTGGAACGGCTGGGTGTTCCCGGCAGAAGTAGTGGGCGATGTTACTGATGTCACTGGTGCTGGAGATACATTCCTTGCGGCATTTGCTTATGAGTATCTAATACAAGAATATGTACAAGCCGCAATTAAGTTTGCTATTAGAGCTAGCGGCATCACAGTACAGCATGTTGGAGTATATGCTCCACGGTTGGATCAACTACTATGATTGTCTTAACAGGTGCAAATGGGTTTATTGGAAGCGTTGTACTTGGTTACTTAAACAAACAAGGCATAGATGATATTGCCCTAGTTGAAATAGAACCTATACCCAGCCGCTACTTAGAAGGTAAGAAGTATAGATCGTTTAATGGTAACATTACAGATCCAACATGCGTTATACATATTGGCGCAAACTCTAGCACACTTGAAACTAATCAAGAAAGCATTAACTTAACTAACATAAGTCCAACTCACCATTGGAATACTATTTGTAAAGAGAATAACATTCCGTTTATCTTTACCAGCACTGCGGCAGTATACGGCAACGGTACTGGGCCATTAAACTTGTATGCAAACAGTAAACAAACTAGCGAACAAGACATGGATGGAGTTATACTAAGACTGTTTAATGTGTATGGTCCTAATGAATCACACAAAGGTCGTATGGCCAGTACTATCTATCATTGGTACAATCAACTGGTAGACACTAACACTATAAAGATATTTGAAAATAGCAACAACTATTGCAGAGACTTTATTTGGGTAGAAGATGTTGCCAAGACTATCTATCATTTTGTTAACAACTATAAACCCGGAACTTATGATGTAGGCACTGGATCTAGTTATAGCTTTGAGTCTATTGCAGATCTTATTATAAGCAATCATAAGAACGGGCATAAAGAATATATCCCTATGCCCAAAGATTTAAAAGCTCAGTACCAACTCAATACTCGTGCTGATGTTACTAACTTATACTCTGCCGGAGTAGATGTTGATAGCTTTCTAACTCCCGCAGATGGTATTGCAGAATATGTTAAGTACCTGTCTTCTCAAAGACTATTTTAAGTGCTTTAACTAGATCTTCAATCATTCCATCATCATGAAACGGAGTAGGCGCAAAACGTAATCGTTCAGTGCCTACATCAACTGTAGGATAGTTAATTGCCTGCACATAGATGTTGTGATCGTTTAATAATGCATCACTCATTGCTTTGGCACGTTTAGCATCTCCTACTAGTACAGGAACGATATGTTCACTAGCACATGGCATAACAGTAATGCCGGCAACACCTAAACGATGCTTTAGTTTACGAGCACGTTCTTGATGCTTTTCACGCACTTCATTATGATCCTTCAAATACTTGATAGCGGCCAATGCGCCAGCACAAGTAACAGGACTCATGCTTGTTGTAAAGATAAAACCAGCGGCAACACTACGAATAGCATCTGCTACAACAGCCTTACAAGCAATGTAACCGCCCTGGACTCCAAAGGCCTTTCCCAAGGTACCGTTGACTATGTCAACTTTGTCTTGTAGTCCCAACTGCTCTAACTTGCCAGCACCTTTCTCACCATACAGGCCAACAGCATGTACTTCGTCAATGTAGGTAATGGCTTTGTACTTTTTAGCTAACTCACATATCTCTTTAATATGTCCACAATCACCGTCCATTGAGTATACTGATTCAAATACCACACACGGTACATTGCCCTGTGCAAAACTGATCTTGAGTTTCTGATCTAGATCTGCTAAGTCATTGTGTTTAAACACAACTTTCTTAGCCTTACTGTGTTGAATGCCTACAATGATACTGTTGTGATTGTTTTCATCGCTGATGTATTCAATGTTGGGAATAATTTTAGCCAGAGCAATCAAGGTCCACTCGTTGGCCACATAAGCTGAACTAAACAACAAGGCTTTTTCTTTCTTATGTAAAGTAGCTAACTCGTGCTCTAGCGCCACGTGATAGTGACTGGTACCACCAATGTTTCGTGTGCCGCCTGACCCGGCGCCAGTCATGTCTAATGCGGTGTGCATGGCATCTAGTACTACCTTGCTTTGTCCCATGCCCAAGTAGTCGTTGCTACACCAGTTGGTTATGTTCTTAATGTTGTAAGGGCCATACCAAATAGCCTGTGGGAACTTGCCATTTTCACGCAGAATATCGTTGAATACACGGTATTTGCCGTTTTCTTTAAGATCTGTAATTAGTTTTTCGAATGGTTCGATGTTTATCATAGTAACGTATTTATAGCATAAATATTGTTAGAGGATACAAATAATGGCCCTAAACGGAATATCAACACTGACAATACCAACTGGCTTAACAGCAACCAGTTTTAACGGGGGCGGCGCCAGCAGTTATCTAGTGGCAGTGGGCACGTTCAACTATGACGCATACGGAGTAGGAACCCTAGCCACTAGAAAAGACAGTGGCACCTTAGACACTTACATGGCACAGGTAATTGCCCTGGGTGCTGGTGCTAGGAACTGGACTTTTGTGCCAGCCAACGGCCAACCCAGTTTTACAAGATCAATGAACCAACCTGATGGCACAGGTGAATCCAATGATCCTAGTGAGTCTGGTGTTGACATTTGGACTATCACCACAGCAAATTCACTAGCCCTTGCAGGCAGTGGTGCTGGTGAACTTAATACATCGTTAATTCCCAACGGCACATCATTTGTCATATACGCAACTGAGTTAGGTGGCGGCGGCGGAGCAGACAAAGAGGCTAGGCAGATTGCTAAACTTGACATAGCTGAAGCTAAACGTCAGGGCAAGGTAGTTGCTAGAGATGGCACCATTACTGGTAGTTTAGATGCTACCAAACCGTACTATCGTGCTAAAAATACTTACGATCTTGCATTTTTGCCAACACAATATGATGGTACCGATATTGTTGACAACGCCAACACCAGCGGATTATTACAAGGTCGTCCTTGGTACGATCCAAACACCGAAGCAACATACAACGGTGAAGTTATTGAAGTAAGCCCAGGTATATGGCGTACTAACTATGAAGGTTATCATTATGAAAGTGCTAACTTCTTTGATACTGCTGCCTTAAAGGCTGCTCCTAATAACTTTGACGCTGCTGACAATGACATCAACGAACCAGACCTACCCAACTCCACTAGTATGATGCTGAAAGGTTACTTACGAGTAACATACACTGGCAACTACACAATATATTTGAGTTGTGATGACGGTGCTTACTTGTGGTTTGGCGACAATGCTATTACCAACTGGCGAAGCGGTGATACATTAACTAACGTGATTATATCAAACGGCGGTCTACACGGCGAGAGTGAAGTGTCAACTACAGTCGCTCTAACAGCAGGCACATACATTCCCTTGCGTGTGATGTTTGGTAATGGTCCAGACGGTCCAGGAGTGCTAACTGTCAGTTATGAGTATCCAGGACAGGCCAAGACATCAGACTTTACTGGTAAAATCTTTTACAGAACTTCCACTAACGGCTTCTAATAAGTACATATATGAAGATTAAAGAACTCCTAACTGAAAGTCTAAACAAGAAGGATACCTATCCAATCCTATTGGACTTTATCCGTTTTGCCGCCAAAGACTTAGAGCTAACCAGCTTGCCTAAGTTTGACTTTGTGTTTGATAACAAAGAGTCTATGGAACGTAGAAGCTTTGGTGGATATGCTCCGGGCGACGAACATATTACTATCACAGTAAAGAATCGTCACATCATGGATGTATGCCGTACATTAGCACATGAACTTGTACACTACAAGCAAGACTTAGACAATGAGCTAGAAGATGATGAAGCAGGATCTACAGGATCACCACAAGAAAATGAAGCCAATGCCCGAGCGGCAGTAATCATGCGCAACTGGGGTAAAGCACATCCATCGTACTTTGGACAAGAAAGCGTTGCATGAGCTGGGGTTACCACTTAATATTAGATTGTAGCGATTGCAATCTAGAATCTATTACTGATAGAACAACTATTAATAATTTTGTTGTTACATTAATTGAACGAATTAATATGACAGCATATGGTAGTCCACAAATAGAACTCATGCTGGTTGGTACTGACAACGAAGGCTATAGTCTACTGCAAATGATAACAACTAGCAATATAACAGCACACTTTGTTAATTCAACAAAGGCCGCTTATATCGATGTGTTTAGTTGTAAGGATTTTGATACAAGCCAAGCAATACATACTGTAGAAGAATTCTTTAGTCCTACAAGTATAAAATCAAACCTAATATATAGACAAGCATAAAAAAGGACTCCGAAGAGTCCTTTAGTGTTTTTATAGTATCAACCTACTAAAAGCTATGCTTACTTCTTTGTGCCCGTATTAACGAACCCATAGAACTTTTCAGCCGCTTCCATGATCTTGTCTAAGCCTGGAAACTCTGGCATATCTACTCTGGTAACAACTTGACCAGTCTTTTCGTCTTTGGCCACTGACATTTCCCAACCGCGGAACTTTGAGTGGTATTCTTCCATAACAGCGTCTTTGGCCATGGACAGCACGTCTGTGCGGATCTCGTAACCGTTCTTGCTGAATTTAACTTCTGGTAGTTTTGGTGTTTCGAATTGTGACATAATAATCTCCTGTGTGTAATGTCTGTATTGACAGCAACTTTGCTGTCCATGTATTTATTATACAGTATACATAACTGTGTGTAAAGCTGAATGACTTATTAGCGAAACTTGTTTACTCTTTCTTCCACAAGTTTAACAACTGCATCACTCAGCACAACTTCATAGTGGTTACAGTCCACTTCCACCAGTTCCATGTCCCCATGATGCCGTTGACTGGCAATAGTTACCACACCATCGTTGGGCCCATGCATGAACGGACTTTGTCCTTTCACAGTAACAATGTTTGTCCACGGATGCTGTATCTTGATACGGTTGGCCTGCTTCATTACCCACGAACTGGGTCCAATGTCACGCATCAGTCTGCTGAATGGTAAAAAGTATTGAGCATAGTCCGCTACTTCAGCACCACCATATGGTGTGCTCAATGTAACAGCACCCTTAACGGACTCGGGCATTGAGTTGGCCAAATGCAATGCGTATATACCGCCCAAGCTGTGTGCAACAAACACTAGGTTCTTATAGTTTTGCAACGTTGACTGCATGTCTTTTAGATTGTTTTCAAACCCATTTCGACTGTCATAATTAAGGTCTAAGCCCGTGCCCAGTTTACTTTTAATATAGTTGAAGCTTTCGCTTGTGGCATTTGCTCCATGAATGTACACCAAGTTCATGCCAATATTTATCAGGTGTTGTACAGCGTCAAGCCATAGTGATGGCAATGAAAGCCAACATAAACATCAATACTGCTCCCACAATGGGTAGCACGATGTGTACGTGTTTGACCACTGATTCTACTGGATCATGCTCGTCCATTGTACACAGCTTTGGATTCTTCCACGCGACCTTGACGAGCAAGGCTAGCCGCATAACGTGCTTGGCCAAATGCTTCTAAAAATGACCAGATTGAGTTGATGATTGTTTTCATAGATAATTCCCTTTTTGAGAGTAGTTGAACTCGCGAACATAGTTTTCGAGTTGAGCGGCATCGGTAATGCCTTTGTCTGCTAGATAAGCATCTAGACTTGATTGATAACTGCTACCTGGGAACATTTCACTTAAACGTTCCAGTATAGACTGCATCTTTTCTGATAGATATTTCATTTTGCTTTCCTGTGTGTTGGTGTAGTTACTCATGGTTTCTACTTAGTATTTAGCAAGTATACACGGCACTGCAACATTTACCAAGTTAATTGATATTATTATTCAATCCGTGTATACTATAAATACACTTGGAAGAATAAAAATATGCGTAAAAGTACCAGATCAATTTTGCAGGAACTTAGCGACCTAGGTATCAGTCGAGACACTGACCTAGTAGTTGAAAGCCGCGGTTCAAACATAATTCAAAGTGCTATTAATCTAATTAATCTCATCAAGGAAAACTACGACATTGAAACTGCCGCCGAACTAGAACGCCGCTTTATCAACAGCATTAAGTCTGGTGATGGCACCAAGTTCAAGCGTGGCATCAAACGTATACAGGAAGATAAAGAATGAGCGGTAATGCCCTTAAAAAGCTAGGAATTGACTACTTAGAAAACAACCCAACTAAGGGTGTGCTAGTACGTTTATCACCTAAGCAGTTCTTGCAAGTTAAACAAGACCTACAACCAGTACTTGACGGCATTGGTGATGCAGGCTTCTGGAGAGCAGGCGGCGCAGGCTCGTTTGATCCAGAACATAGATATGCTAGCAAAGGTACCACAAAGATCGACTCTGGCGATATTGATATATTCTTAGATACAGATAAGATTAAACAAAAGTTAAACTTAGATCCTCAAATGGATGACGGTGCTGTTCGTAAAGTAGTAGCACAACAAATGTCACAGCAATATCCAACATTGCAAATAGGTAAGAACGTACACATAGGCTATCCTATGGGACAAGACATTCAAGGCTTGCCGGCGTACTTTCAAGTAGACTTGATGACCATGGCTAATGCACACGAAATTGGCCAGCATCACGAGCATGACTACTCAGTTAAAGATAGCCCATACGGAGGGCAAGATCAGCAGTTTGCACTGAGCAGTTTAGTTAACACGATTCCAGGACATCCTCCCAAGACATTCCAGTACAACGGATTTGGCGGTGCTTTACAAGATCGTAGCACAGGTAAAGTAATTACACACAACATTGATAAAGTAGCGGAGATTGTACTGGGCAAAGGCGCAACTGCTGAAATGTTAGGCAATGTTGAAAGCATGATTCAAGCAGTAGGCGGTATTGATAGCCCTAGATTAGAACAATTCCGTGATGACATGGCTAAAAAGTACCCTCATCTTAAGGAAGGTACTGTAGATTGGTTTAAAAACATCCGTCAAAAATTGGCGATTTGAACTAGTTTTTAAACTCAGATACTAAATACATATACAAAGCTCGCAGAGTGCGAGTATTTGATAAGCATATTCAGAGGAGATTATTATGCCATCATTAGTCGGAAACACAGTAGCCGCAAACTACTTAAAAACAACACCAACCACACAATTTGGTACACGCCAACTTAGCGTATTAAACATCGCTATCGCTGATGTATTTGTTGATCACGCATTAGCAAACAGCTTGTTCAGCAAGTCAGTTCGTGCATTGCAACAAACAGCTGAAGTATGGGCAGTGTTTACGCCAGTAGACGCTGGAACAGACAGCTTCAATGTTATCATTGCAACTGACACACAATACGTTGGTGATACAGAAACTAGCCGTACAGCAATTCCATCAGGTGGTTTAGCACCAACTGCAAACTTTGGTATTTTAGAAACAGCAATCGCAGCCGGTAACGGTGGTGTAGCCGCTACAGTTACAGTAGTAGCTGGTTGTGTTGCTCCATTTAGCGGTTAATTAGTTTTATTTCTCAGGGATGGGAAGACTAAGCCTACTTTCACAGTAGGCTTTTTTACGACGGTTAAATACTACCATGGAATACAAATTATACACCCTCGTAGATATTACGCACACTGGACAATACAGACCTGAAGCAGGCAAAGAACATGCACGTTGGAAGGAACAAAACTTCAACACGGTATTGCAAACACTGGGAATTAGAGCCAACGTAGCATTTGCATACAATCCCGAAGTGCTAGAAGTCAAGGGCAAAATTATAGGCTTTGACACTGATGAAGTTATTAGAGTATGGCGCTTTGACTTTGGTACAGAACGTGACTTCTTGTTTGAAGCAGACGGCGACCCAGTTGGCAATTTAAAAGAAGACTTTAACTTGATACCCTATATACAAGGGCTAGACGAGTTAATGGAACAGCACTATGCAGTTTTTGTCACAGGCGGGCCCGGACGTAATATTGTTTTTGCCAAAAAGTGACTAAATAGAGTACTAGGCATAGCATTACCCATTAGGCATTCAATCATACACTAGGCACATGACTCGGAGCGAGTCCCTGACTTATAACATTGGAGATGCCATGATGGCTACAGTAACAGAGCGAGTAAGCGTACTTGAGACAAAAGTTGATAACTTTAATGAAAAGTTTGATGATATCCGCCAGGACATCACAACCAATCAAACTTCGTTAGTTGGAACACTTAGAGAGATGCGTGATGCATCAACTAATCAGCATGCCGAGATGGCAGAGAAGATTAAAGATCTACAGCAGATCAAAGACAAGTGGATGAAATACGGAATGATAGCATTAGCATTTGCCGCTGGTGCAGGATGGATTGGTAATCCTAGTATGGCAACACTTTTAAAATTTGTCGGTTTATAATCTGTTAAATAATGACAAATGCAGATCATAGAATTCGAAGAATCAATCAACCCAGTCGTATACCACGACAATCTTAACCCAAAAATCTGGGAAAACAATAAACTAATAATCGAAGTACGCTATAAGCTCATGGCAATAGCCATGCACTTTGCCAAGTTCCTTAATGTACCTAAGTTGAACTTGAGAGATATTACCATTAGCGGAAGTAATGCGGCCTACGGGTACGCTGAAAGCAGTGACTTAGATCTACACCTTGTTGTAGATATGCCGCGCAACCAAGTTGCACTGGGCGAGTTGTACTCTGCTAAGAAAAACGAATATAACTTCACACACGACATTAAGATCAAAGGCATTGATGTTGAGTTGTATGTACAAGACGTACAGCAACCGCATCGTTCAGCTGGAATCTATAGTTTACTAAATGATAAGTGGTTAAGTAAACCAAAACATCAACCTCCTACAATTAGAGATGCAGATGTTACTAAAAAAGCTAGAAACTATGCTAGCAGAATTAACCAAGCGATGCGCTCAAATGACTTAAATACTTGTAAGGAAACTATGTCTGAAATTAGACGCTTACGACAAGCTGGCTTAGAACAAGGCGGTGAGTATAGTGTAGAAAATCTAGCATTTAAACTGTTACGTGCTAGAGGTAAAATTGATAAGTTCAGACGTTACATAAACAAATTACAAAGTGCTGAATTAAGCCTTGGAGAATATAATGAAAGTTAAACAAATTGTTAAACCTTTAGTACCAGGAAAAACAATGCCAGTGCCAGAAGAAATGCCTTCTACTACCGGCAATGACCAAGAAGGTACTATTGTAGCAAGTGACGACAAAAGTATTACGGTTCAAATGCCAGACGGCACACAAATCAAGAAAGACTTGCTTGGTGCTATTACACAAGATGCCCAAGGCAACGATGTGTTTAACATGACAACACAGCCGGGCAGTCCAACAAATCCAACTACACAACAAACACCTCAACAACGTCTAGCCGCTGGTACAAAGATTGCAATAAGTAATCAAGCCCCACAACAGACTATGGGAGCTCCTGCAAGACCAATGGCGGAAGAATTAGAACCATCTAACAGTTCAAATACAGTTAATGCAATCAAAAAAGGTGCGCAACTATTTGCATCGGATGGCGACCCTATTGAAATCACCAGCACTAGAAAAGAAGTTGATCAGGCATACATTGCAGATCCGGCTAATGCAGGTAACAGAATGGGTTATGTTGTTTTTAAAGGCAAAAAATATCTAGCATTAAACACTGGACACAAATGGAAAATTGGGCCAAACGCATTTGCTGAAATCACAGGCATAATGCATCTGCCTGCAACAAGAAATCCTGCTCCAAGTTTTGACAGCAGGAGCCAACCGTTACCACAGCCAAACCAACGCATGAAACCATCTGAGATACACAAGTTAGAAGAATCAGATAATGCACTGTTAGACAAGATGCTAACTATTGCAGGCCTAAGATGAAAATAAACGAATTAATTAACGATTTTACAGTTTGGACTACTAACGAAGAAGCAGAACTACTAAAGAAGTTAAAGACTCCCATCAAACTTAGTCAGCTCGATGAACACGATCAGTTCAGAGTTGAGGCCATGATCCGCAAAAGTTTGGTAACTAAAGTAGGGATGGATAATCCTACGGTAGTTGCAAATGAAAAAATTTAATAAAAAATCAAACAAAAAACAAGTAGTAAAAGAGCTAGCTGAACACTTTCAGACTGAGCTTGACCGCAAGTTACCTATAACTGTATTGCCAGGCGGCGCCGCAGTTTATAAGAACTATCTAATTAAACAAAATAGTGCCGGTATCTGGTGTATGTACAATTATAGAAATCAAACACTAATTGAACAATACTTCCTTAAAACCTGTGCCCTAATGGCCGCTAAAGCATACAGTACAACTAGCTTAGACAAGTTTTTTGAAATCAAACGTTTAGACAATAGGTACTGGTCTAACTACTGCGATAATCAAGTATATCGTAATAACATTAAAACTGCAAAAGAATTTGACCGATATGTGATCTTGTTAAATAAACTAGAAGACAGCGAGCAAAAGACCCAATATTACAAAGAAACAATTTCACGTATGTTTAAGTGGTCGTTCGTATAATGAAAAGTATAAATACACTATAAGATTTCTAGGAATAGATCATGCAAATTAGAGAATTGTCAAAACCCATTACAAGCAAACAGCTTAACGAAAGCCTAGCACAGAAGTTTGGCTATAAGATTAACTTTGAGCAGTTTAGCGATGTACAATTAGAAGACGCACGTAACAAGTTGCGCACACGTTTAAGTCAAATGGAACTATCAGAAAGCTATGAATCTGTTCTTGAAAGCGCACAATATCAAAAAACACGTTTGATGCTAGATTGCATCAACCAAGCTATCCTAGAGCGTGATCAATTAGCAGAAAGCACTTGTTCAGAGTGTGATTGTAGCCCATGTGAATGCGACGAAGAGGAAGATAAAGAAGAAAAGCCTATGAAAACTAAAGCAAAAACAAACGAAAGCAACAACATCACAGCATTTATCCGTCACCGTGCTCGAAAGTCGGCAGTGCCAGATAGCTGGATTGACTCAGCACTTAGCAGAATGAGATTAGGCGAATCAGATACAGAAGAACTTAAGGCAGAACTGTCATTACGTTATGACCTAAATGAAGCACAAGCAAGTTGGATCCTACTAGAAGGCGAAGAAACTAAAGCTGAAACTATTATGGCTACTAAAGATATGGTAGACCGTATTACAGGCTGGCTAGAAGATGTTGCGGCTATGAAAGCAGAACAGCTACTAGAACTATTAGACTCTATAAGAGAAACCCAAGGCAGTGACGTTGCACAACGTTACCAAGATTCAGTTAAGCCGGCTCTAGAGGCAATTTATACATCATTAGAAACAAGTCGTCAAGGCTTGTCAAGCGCATTAGCAATTGTATCAGGTGGTGAGGCTCCTACAATGGGCACACCAGCAGGCGGAATGGGCGGGTTGCCAGGCGAAGAACCAGCAGGCGGACTACCAGAACTACCAATGCCACCAGCACCAGGCGGTGAGCCAGGCATGGACGAAGAAACACCAATGTCGGCAGAAGCAGGCAGAGAAAAGCGTGAGTCGGTAGACTACAGCCGTCGTTTAGGCATGTTACTCAACTCAAAAAAAAAGTAATAGAAACAATTGAACCGTTAGATAGGCTCCTTTTTACAACACAAAGCGCAGCCGATAATCAAGGTACCGCATCACAACTGACTTGGGTTGCCCTTAGAAATATGGGCATCCCAATTTCTTATAGAACGTTTGCTCGTCGATGGGAACAAGAAGCAAGTCTTCCGCCCGAGCAACAAACATTGCACAATAAAGTAGACAAGTTTGACGGTGTTGGCTTAACGCTCAAGACAGATGCTAACACGGATGAACCTGTCCAACAGCAAGATGCTGGCCAAAGTGAAGTTAGCAAAATGGCTATGAGTGCTACTAAGCGTGGTGATTTGGCTTAATAACTAATTGACACATAGGGCTATTTGTAGTAAAATAGTCCTATGACCTTACTCAAAGAACGATATGACTACACTCCCTTAAACAGGGAAAGCGTAGAAGGCAAGCGTTTATACGCCACGCCAGACGGAGGTAAACTACCATCCGTTACAACAATCCTAGACAAAACTAAACCAGCAGAAAAAGTTGCCGCACTACAAGCATGGCGCAGAGCTGTGGGTGAAAAGAAAGCCACTGAGATTGTTACAGAAGCCGCAAGCCGTGGCACACGTATGCACAAGTATTTAGAAGACTACATTGTGCAAGGTACGCTTAATGATCCGGGATCAAACCCATATAGTGTGCAAAGCCACAAAATGGCCAAACATATTATTGAACACGGGCTTAAGAATGTTGATGAAGTATGGGGAGTAGAAGTTGGACTTTACTATCCCGGTCTATATGCAGGAACTACTGATTGTGTTGGACTTCATTTGAATGAAGGCGCAATCATGGACCATAAGCAAACCAACAAGCCTAAAAAGCATGAGTGGATTGAAGACTACTACTTGCAAATGGTCGCTTATGCACTTGCGCACAATAAAGTACACGGAACTAATATACAAAAAGGTGTAGTGTTTATGTGTGTAAAACCACCAGAAATTACGCCCATGATATGGGGAGATCCTGCTTATCAAGAGTTTATCCTTACTCCGGACATGTTTGGGCATTGGGAAAAGCAATGGTGGAACAGAGTGGAACAGTACTACCGAGAAAACTGATAAATATCCCATAAGAGGATATTATTATGGCCGTAGTGCAAATTAGCCGTATTCAAGTACGTAGAGGAAAATCGCTTGGTGGTACAGGTTTACCGCAACTTGCGTCTGGTGAACTAGCTTGGTCTCTAGACACCCAAGAACTATACATTGGTAACGGCTCAGTTGCGGAAGGTAGCCCGGCTGTTGGTAATACTAAAATACTAACAGAACGAGATCTTACTGTTAGAGGTAATTTACTCAACCTACTATACCACATTTATAAAACCAATGACCCTGCTATTTCAACAGGGCCAACACGTAATGATCCGGTTAGTCGTTCAACACAAGATCGTTTAGATGATCGAGTTACTGCCGCTGACTTTGGTTCAAAAGCAGATGGTGCAGTAGATGATACTGCGGCACTACAGCGAGCTATAGACCAATTGTTTTTAAACCCAACTAGTCCATCTAGTATTAACACAGCAGACGGTACCAGTACTCGAGTAGTATTAGAGTTAGGGCCCGGCATTTACAAAACTACTGAAACATTGTACATTCCTAGTTATGCAACTATTGTTGGCTCTGGTCCGGACAAAACTATTATTAGTTACACGGGTGTTGGCCCAGCAATACAATTTGTAAACGACTTATCAACTATTGGCAGTCCTAGTTCCATTGACAATACTCTTGGTAATACGCAACCTAGAAAGATTGTGTTTAGTGGATTAACAGTTTATTCAGATACATACAATCAAACAGGTTTGCAGTTAGATGCAGTTAGAGACAGCCAGTTTACAGACCTTATCATTGCAGGCAACTGGAATGGTGTTGGCAATGCTGACAGTAAAGCTATTAGCCTTAATGCAATTTCGGCACTAGTTACCTGTAGTGACAACTTGTTTAGTAATGTTGTTATCTCTGGATTTAGTTATGCAGTATGGGCACAACAAGACATTACTAACAACACATTCCAAGACATGGCTGTAACAGATTGTCGCCAAGGATTTGTATTTGGTGAAAATACAGACGGAACAACTCCCGGACAACAATATGGTCCAAGATACACACAAATCTCTAGAGCTAAGTTTAATAACATTAAACAACATGCCTTAATTATTCATCGCGGTAACAACAACACTATCCGTGATTGGAAACTAGTTGACGTTGGTAACAATGGTTCAGGAGTGTACTTTCCAGAATACCCGCAAATTTACTTTGGTGAAGTTGGCAATGCATGTTTGAATGTGCAATCTGATAGAGAAGAAACACTATCGTCAAATTCATTTACAGTTAACCTTACATTGAGTCAACCAATCACTGCATTTAAAAATGATAAGATTAAACAAACCACAACCAATGTACAAGGTACATTGAAACAAAACTATACATCAGCTTCAAACATTACAATTGTTACTCGTTACACAACACCATTTAATAACTTTAGTAATTTGTCAATTGATCCAGTAAGTACAGTTGGCATTGACTTTAATGCCACTCCCGGTAACTTAACAACGATTGCTATCACATCAGCAACTACTACTGAGTTTATTACCTCTGACTCAACTGATGACTTGTTGGTTGGAACTGCTATTCAATTTACCGGTTCAATTGGCGGGATCACTGCTGGCACAACATACTATGTACAAAGCATTAGTGGTAGTACAAACTTTTCAATTGCCAATACGCTAGGCGGCGCCCGTAGAAATTTAACAGCATCGTCTGGAACATCAATTGCATCCTTTAATCCAACTACCCACCCAACTGCGGTAAGTGAACTAGTGCTAATTCCATACATTCCAGAAGTGTCTGGCTATGGTACATATACGTCATATGCTACTCGTCAAATACAAGTTGGCTACATTACTAGTCCGTCACTGTTGTTCACACTACCAGTATCAACCGGAGCATCCGGCACGCCTACTAGAACTATCAGTTATAAAATTGAATACGTGTATCGAAGCACAAATAACAATTTTAGTAGAAGAGGCCAAATAACACTAGTAGTTGATATAGATGCAAGTATAGCGGCCAATGCAACCAAAGCTCAATTAACAGACGAATACAATGTGACTGGTATTAGCGATGAGAACGCATTGAAGCTTGATATCTCTGCGGTGCTGTTGAATGAAGTTGGGAACCCATTAGGCGGTGTTGGCGATATTCCAACAAGCATTGCTATCCAATATTCAAATACATTAACAACCCCAGCTGTATCAAATTCAGACTCGGGTGTATTTTCATACTCATATATTGCTAACTTTTAAAATTGGCAGTATTATTATTGCTCAAGTCATTTGACTTATTTGATAACTGCGCATATAATTTAATATGCTACCGTGATAAGATTTTCGCCACTATAAAACCAATCGATTACTACGCGAAATCGACGCCGCAGACGTTGAGTGCCAGGATGTTTTCAACGATTGAGTAGTGGTACTAAATACTTCCTAGACAATAGTAGTACAGCCATTTATAATAAAGAGCGACACATGAGATGAATAAAATTACAGTTATAAAAAGAAACGGAAACAGAGAATCACTTGCAGTAGAGAAATGGCAAGCTCAAATAGCAAAAGTATGTGCAGGAATTGCAGATGTCAGTCAGAGTATGATTGAAATCAAAAGTCAACCGCATTTTTATGACGGCATAACAACACAAGAAATTGACGGAATTACACTTCGAGCAATAGTCGACCTTATCGACGTAGAATCAAATCCCGATGTAGGTCATACCAATTACCAATTTGTTGCAGGCAAACAACGATTATCAATGTTGAGAAAAGATGTGTATGGATCATATCAAGTTCCGCACCTTTATGAGATAGTGAAGACAAATGTTGCTACTGGATTGTATACTAACGAGCTATTAGAGTGGTACACAGAAGAAGACTGGAACCGAATGAACGACATGCTCGAACACGAAAAAGACGAGCAATATGGTTATGCGGCCATTGAACAATTAATAGAGAAGTACTTGGTTAAAAATCGTAGTACAAAACAAACATATGAAACTCCACAGATTAGATATATGGTTGCGGCGGCCACTGTGTTCCATAAAGAAGAACCTAACTCAGCTCGTATGCGATTTATCAAAGAGTATTACCAAGCGGCTTCAGACGGTCTCTTTACTCTTGCTACTCCTGTACTTGCTGGACTCGGCACTCCTACAAAGCAATTTTCGAGTTGTGTTCTTATACGTAGCGATGATGACTTGGATAGTATATTTGCTTCAGGAGAAATGATGGCCAAGTATGCCAGCAAACGTGCTGGCATTGGCTTAGAGATTGGACGACTACGTCCACTAGGTAGTCCCATCCGTGGCGGAGAGATCATGCACACAGGTATGATACCATTCCTGAAGAAATGGTTTGGCGATTTGCGATCATGTTCACAAGGAGGTATCCGTAATGCTAGTGCTACTGTATTCTATCCTATTTGGCATCATCAGTTTGATGACCTTATTGTACTTAAGAACAACCAAGGAACAGAAGAAACCCGAGTCCGTCATATGGATTATGGGGTTGTGCTTAGTGCCTTCTTCTGGAGAAGATTTAAAAACAAAGAAGACATAACATTCTTTGACCCCAATGAAGTACCAGATTTGTATGAAGCGTTCTATCAAAATACAGAACGCTTCGAAGAGCTATATGTAAAATACGAAAAGCGTAAAGACCTACGCACTAAGACAATGAGTGCTGAAGAAGTATTCAAGTCAGGCATATTAAAAGAGAGAACTGATACAGGTCGTATCTATTTGGTGTTCATTGACAATGTCATGAACCAAGGCCCATTTGATCCAGAGTACCATACGATTTATCAAAGTAACTTGTGCTGTGAAATCCTATTACCAACTAAGTCATTCAAACGTCTTGATGATGCAGAGGGACGCATTGCGTTATGTACACTAGGATCTATCAATTGGGGTGCATTCCGTAACCCAGAAGACATGCGCCGTGCTTGCCGTATTCTACACCGTAGCCTTAACAACATACTTGATTATCAAGACTTTCTAAGCATACAATCCAAACTAAGCAACGATGAAATCCGTCCACTAGGCATTGGCATCACAAATCTAGCCTACTGGCATGCCAAGCGTAGTTTAAAGTACGGTGAGAAAGACGCACTGGGTGAAGTTAAATCTTGGATGGAGCATCAAGCATTTTACCTAACAGAAGCAAGTGTTGAGCTTGCTAAAGAACGAGGTGCTTGCTTGGGTTCTGAGCATACTCGTTATGGTAAAGGTACGTTCCCCTGGGAATTACGTGCCAAGGGTGTTAACGAGCTTGCAAACTTCACTCCCGAACTTGATTGGGAAACACTACGCACTAACATGAAAGAGTATGGAGTTCGCAATGCTACACAAATGGCTGTTGCCCCTGTTGAATCTAGTAGTGTTGTTATTAACAGTACTAATGGTATTGAAATGCCTATGAGTTTGATTAGTACTAAAGAATCAAAAGCAGGATCGTTTGTACAAGTAGTGCCAGAATACCATAAACTAAAAAACAAATATCAGCTCATGTGGGAACAAAAAGATTGTGATGGTTATTTAAAGACTGCGGCAATCATTGCGGCGTATACCGACCAATCAATTAGCACTAACACATTCTACAATCCAGCACACTGGGCAGATCGTAAAGTTCCAACTACATTGATTGCTAGAAACTTGATGCAAGCACACATGTGGGGATTGAAAACATTCTACTATAGTTTGATTAACAAGCAAGGTAGTAAGGCAATTGCAGAACCAACACCCGAACAAACACATATAAATGGAGTTCAAGTAAACGGATTTCATTATGAAGATTTAGAAGACGACTGTGAGGCATGTAAACTATGAGTTATTCCGAAAAAGTTATTGACCATTATGAAAATCCAAGAAATGTAGGCTCATTTGCTAAAGATGATCCTACCGTAGGCACAGGCATGGTAGGCGCCCCTGCTTGCGGTGATGTAATGAAACTACAGATAAAGGTAGACGATGATACAGGTATTATTACAGATGCAAAATTTAAAACGTATGGCTGCGGATCGGCTATCGCGAGTTCGAGCCTCGTTACAGAATGGCTCAAGGGAAAAACCCTCGACGAAGCCGGAACAATCAAAAACAAAGAAATAGCAGAAGAACTGGCTCTTCCTCCGGTTAAAATACATTGTAGTATATTGGCAGAAGATGCTATCAAGGCGGCAGTGAATGATTACCGTAACCGACACAGCCAGTAACCGAATTAAACAAACATTAGCTAAACGTGGTAAGGGCGTTGGTATTAGGATTGGTGTGAAAACTACCGGTTGCTCTGGATTAGCTTATGTGTTAGAATATGTAGATAGTTACGAAGCCGAAGTAGGAGTGACTAATTTTGCACACGACGGGTTTGTTGTGCTAGTAGATGCCAAAAGTCTAGCCTATCTAGACGGGTTGACTATGGATTGGGTACGTAATGGACTTAATGAAGGCTTTGATTTTGTCAATCCTAACGAGCGTGACCGTTGCGGCTGTGGTGAAAGTTTTAGAGTATAGGGATAATAATGTTAGAAACTTGTTGTGATATTTTAGTAGACGCTTACAAGCGTAATTGGATTACTAGTAGAGATGGTAACATTTCTATACGCCATCATGACCGTGATCATTTTTATGTAACACCAAGTGGTGTGCGTAAACAACAGATGCAACCAGAGATGTTCAAGAAGATTAAAATCTGGAGAACAATTAACAGTGGTGTTGGCAATGGTGCTTTTAACTATAATTGGGAAGTCATTGAACAAACAGACTTATCAGGCAACTTGGAACCTAGTGGTGAGATGCCTTTGCATTTTGGACTACAGAAAGAATTAGGACAGCACAAAGACGATGTGCGGGTAGTTGTACACGTTCATCCAACTTACTGCATTGCGGCCATGCATGCCGGCATCGACTTGGGCACTGTCAGTGATAGTTTTCCCGAACTTAATCGTTATACTAAAGTAGCATCTAATGTGGGAGACGTTGCTCCGATCAGTGAAGAATTGGGCGAAGCGTGTCATCGTAACTTGGGACTTGACCGCGAAGGTAACATCAAGTTTGATATAGTAGGAATCAAAGGACACGGTGTAGTAGCCATTGGTAACACTCCTTGGCGTGCCTATGAGCACATAGAAAGATTAGAACACATTTGCAAGATAGTACTTGCATCAGGAAAATATTAAAATGAGTAAACAACAATATAATTTAACAACAAAGACAGACTATCTTAATCGCAAAATGTTTCTGGATCCTGCAGGTCCAGTAACCATACAACGATTCGAAGAAGTCAAGTATAAAAAGATCGCAGATTTTGAAGCAACGGCACGTGGTTTCTTTTGGCAACCAGAAGAGATTAGCCTAACGAAAGATTCAAATGACTTTAAGGATGCCAGTGATGCGGTCAAGCACATCTTTACTAGCAACTTGCTACGCCAGACCGCATTAGATAGTTTACAGGGACGTGGCCCAAGCCAAATCTTTATGCCAGTAATTAGCTTGCCTGAACTAGAAGCATTAGTTTATAACTGGACGTTCTTTGAAACTAACATTCACAGCAAGAGTTATAGCCACATTATCCGTAACATCTACAATGTACCTAAGGATGTGTTTAATACAATCCATGACACTAAAGAAATTGTAGAAATGGCTTCAAGCGTTGGCAACTACTACGAAGCATTACATATGGTCAACTGTCGTAAACAACTAGGCGAAGCAGTTACTGAAAAAGAACATGTTAAAGCAATCTACCTGGCACTTCACGCCAGTTATGCTCTAGAAGCGTTCCGCTTTATGGTTAGCTTTGCTACAAGTTTGGCCATGGTAGAGAATAAAATCTTTATCGGTAATGGCAATATTATCAGTTTGATTCTACAAGACGAACTGCTACACAAGGGCTGGACTGCTTACTTGATCAATCAAGTGGTTAAAGAAGACCCCAGGTTCGCTGAAGCTCGAGACGAATGTCAAGCAGAAGTATATGCATTGTACATGGATGTCATTCGTGAAGAGAAGGACTGGGCAACTTATTTGTTTAACAAAGGACCAGTGATTGGTTTGAATGCTAATATTTTAAAAGACTTTGTGGACTATACAGCAGTGGGCGCACTTAAAGATATTGGCATCAAATACAATAACCCTGCTCCAAAGTCAACTCCTATTCCTTGGTTCAACAAACACGTTGATACCAGCAAGAAACAAACTGCACTACAGGAAAGTGAATCAACCAATTACGTTATTGGAGTCATGGGTGATGCTATTGACTACAATGAGTTACCAGCATTATAAGAGAGAAATATGATTACAGTTTACAGTAAAAATAATTGCCCATTTTGCGATAGAGCAATGGCATTATTAGAAAGCAAAGAAATTCCATTTAAAGTTATTAAAATGGAAGACGAACCAAGCGCACGTGAGTTCCTAACGGAGCAAGGGTTGCGTAGCGTTCCACAGATTTTCAAGGACGGCGTTCTCCTACCAGGAGGCTATCAAGGCCTAGCTGGCAAAGACGAAGAATTTTTTAACACACTCAAAGGATAAACATGTTAATTGACAAAGGCGTATGCGAAGGTGAAGTAGTCACCTTTAAACTAACAAGCGGTGAAGAGCTAGTTGCTAAACTAATAGAAGATGGTGCTCTTTATTATAAACTAAGCCGTCCAATGGTTATTGGTATGGGCGAAAAGGGCCCGGGCTTAATGCCTTACTTGTTTACAGTACATCCAGACAAAGAAGTTAAATTGTCAAAATCCACAGTTACAGTAGCAGAAGCAACTGACAAGCAATTCGCTAAACAATTTATCGAATCAACATCGGGCATTAAGCTGATATAAATATTAATTTAGGAGATATGACATGCCAAGTGTAGTAACCATGACAGGGCCTGGAACGGCTACAGTAACCGACGATGCAGCCGTTGCTATCTTTAACCAAACACTAGCACAACAGGCTGCTTTTAATTCTATTATTTTGCAAATTGGTAACACTGAAGCACCCGGCACACTACTTGCTATTTTATCTGGTATTAACAGTAGTCTTGCTAATATTGCCGATGCTGATAAATTGATTGCTAAAAAACTTAGCGATCTTAATGTTTCCACAGGATCAGTAGCAGTCGCACAATCGTCGCTAACTGCGGTAACAGCAATGGCCGCCGCAAGTCAGATTGAGCAGAATAACTTTCAAAAGCAGGCCACACTGGACGCATTAAAACGTGCAGACTTGCCTGAGCCAGTACTGCCTACACTACCTGCACAAATAAAAACCAGCGTGATCAATGGCATATCACTTAACCAAGCCGCAGTTGTAGGTGGCATAGTCACAGACTATATCACAACTAATACAGCGGCGCTAGGTACTTGGATTGCCGGGACTAAAGCATATACTACCGTTGCAGGTTGGTTATCTGATGCCGCTGACTCAATTCTTGGAGTGTTGCCACCTAGTGTATCATCACTGTTTGCCAAAGCCAAGGGCGGATCTTCTGCATAATGGCTTACGGTCAAAAACAAGTTTTTGTTGCTAGTCCACAACCCGGTACAAGTAATCAACCTTATTCAATTGGGCCGTTGCCTCCGTTTGTTCCAGTTCAAGTTACCGTTACTAACGATTATGCCGCTAGAATTGAAGCTGAGGCTTTGGTGTTATCTTCATTGATTGCCAGTTTAATGCTACAATTAGGAAACGGTGTAACCCCATTAACTATAGCTGGAGTATTGTCTGGAGTTAATGACAGTCTAGCAAGCATGGCTGATAGGAAAAAAGAAATAGCAAAGTTTTTAAGCGACCTTAATATCGCAACTGGAAGTGTTGCCACTACTAAATCTACACACGGTGCAACATTAACAATAGCTGCCGCAAGTCAAATAGAAATTAATAATTTTTATCAGGCGGCCTCACCCGATAAGCCAGTTATGAAACCGCTAGACGACCAATTCAAAACTGCTATAATAAACGGTAACTTAATACAATCAGCTTCTAGAGCTTCTGGATTAGCAATTGGATTTGTTAGCAGTAGTGTTGCCGAAGTGGGAACTTGGATAACAGGATCTAATGCATACAAAACTGTGGCCAAATGGATATCAGACTCTATCGATACTATCGGTGCGCAAATTAGCTCGTCTGCTCAATCTCTATGGGCTAAGATAAAAGGCGGCTTATAGTATGGCAAAGAAAGGCGTAGGTCGAATTAATATAGATCATGCAGGTGGATTGATTGCAACCGGCGCAGATTCAGTACAAGTTAATAATAGAGCAACTGCTGTGATAAACGGTAGTACAATTGGCGGCCCTCCAAATGCTGGCGATGTCATAGTTAGTACTCCGTCAATGAAAGTATTCGCTGAAAATCAGCCAGTGGCAGTGGTGGGATCAGTAACCGCAAAAGGTTTTACAATTGGTCTAGCTAGTTCAAACGTATTTGCCGGCCCTTAATCAAAAAGATTGACAACACACATTACATCTGCTAAATTAGTAGTAGAGTAAAAATTACTCACCATTAAAGGAGAATTAAAAATGGCTAATAGATATCAAGAATTCACAGCGTTAGTAGAGGCAATGGAAGGCGACTTTGAAAAGTTTTACGATAAGGAAGTTGGTGCCGCTGGTACTCGCGTTCGTAAGCATTGCCAAGAATTGGCCAAGTTATGTAAAGACATTCGTAACGATGTTACAGCAACTAAAAACGCTCGTAAACCAGCTGTTAAATAAATGCTGAATGAAAAAGTTCTATCCTTACACTATACTAGATCGTAGTCAGTTTAATCACGAACTAATTCCAATTGCTGGTATAACAGAACGGATAGAGTTTTTTTACAAATATAAGAGAACAACAGAAAATTTATATATAGGTGACATTGATAAGAGTCATTTGTTATTGAGAGATTCTGTTGATCTGTTAAATCCTATAAAGCAATTTTTTCAGGCTAAACATTATCTCCAAGATAATTCTAAATCCGCAGGTACCAACCATGTGTTTCCTAAAATATGTTGGCTAGCCTATTCTTTTTTAAAGAACGGATTTACTCACCCGATAGCTGTTCATTACAATCCAAGAATACAACAAAATGTAGTACACCCGGGTACAGCTCGTGGCCATATTATAAAACTATTCCACAACACCACGCCAATAAACTGTTTATATTTCAATACAGGCGGCGTTGATTTTGATTTTCTCAAGTCGATGCAACTGTTTGATAAAGACAAGTTGTTAGAAAATAATACGTTAGAATTTCAATTAGTAGCAGATCACTGTTCAATAATTCCACACATTAATCTCGATGCGTTTTCCGTAAGTCCTAATACATCAACATGGCAACAGTTTATACATCAGCGACTTCAGAGTTCGTCTTTTACTGTATTTTCTAATATTGATGTTCTTAAGCCTTGGTACACTAGCGAAAAAGATGCAAGCATACAAATATATTTTAACAACGAATCATTGATACAAGATATGCCCGGCCTAATATGCAAAGCTCTAATTTTAGCAATAATTGGTAAATCATTTGCATCAGACACTTTAATAGTCAATCATAAGGTCAAAGTTGATCCGCCTAAAACGGTGATAACATGATTTCAATTTTTATTGGGTATGATACCAATGAGACAATAGCATATCATGTATGCTCTAACAGCATAATTAGACATGCTACAAAACCTATTAACATCATTCCGTTGTCTTTAACATTATTGGCAAACTACGTAGAAACCCACACTGACGGTAGCAATGAGTTTGTATATACTAGATTTTTAGTTCCAAACTTAATGAATTATAAAGGTTGGGCTATTTTTATTGACGGTGACATGGTGTTACAAGATGATATTGATAAACTATGGAATTTAAAAGACGAATCAAAAGCAGTAATGGTAGTCAAACACAATTATAAAACTAAACAATCTCAAAAATATCTAGGAGCAAAGAACGAAGACTATCCTAGAAAAAATTGGAGTAGCGTTATACTTTGGAATTGCGGCCACATTGCTAATCGAGTGATAACTCCTGAATTTATTCAAACAGCAACTGGGCCGGAAGTGCATCGATTTAGTTGGTTAGCTGATGATCTAATTGGCGAGCTTCCGATAGAATGGAATTGGTTAGCAGATGAGTTTGGATCCAACAAAGCCGCCAAATTAATCCACTACACATTGGGAACGCCTTGCTTTGAAGAGTTCAAAAACACACCGATGAGTGAAGTTTGGCATAACGAAAAAATACTGGTTGACAAATACCAAAAGTAATTATATAATAGTCCTATGTTCGATATCTTAGGATAAAATTATGAGTATGCATTTAGAAGGGCCGTGGCTCAGTACCACTGGCAAGAAAAAAGGTAAAAAGAAATTCGCTTCCGCTGATCACGCAAGGAAGGCTCGTGAGCAAGAAGAAAGTTGGAAAGAATTTCAAAAGCGTTGGGGCATTGAAGCTGAAGAAAAGAAACGCAAACGTGCTATGACTAGTGAAGTTTGGAAACCGGATAACAAACCATACAGTAGATACGGTACCGATGTCAAACATCCAAGTTTACCATTTAGTGGTGGAGCATGTACTGTTAAGCCCCCAAAAGTTTATACAGGTACCATGGTAAAAGGCATTGCTACCATGCATAAGAGTAATGCAGTGCCAGTGTTTAGTGATGAACAGGCAGTAGATATTTCTCGAATGCGGAGATAACTGATGCTAAGTATAAAGTAGTAGTTATTCAGGAGTATTTTTTGGATAATTACTTATTGTACCTCATAGGTTTGGGGTACCAAAAGCAGTGAGGCTTTTAACGCACAAGGAGATGTATCAGAGCCATATTTTATAATGACGGAACTAGCGATTTCGTGATCCAGCGTAAAGGAGAAAAACATATGATACGCATTATCAAAACAATAGTCTTTATTTTAGCAATGGTGCTAGTAGGACTAGCAGGGTATAAGGCAGTTAATTACAAACTGGATACCCTAAAAACAGCTCGCCAATATGCGAGTCCGGTTACAGCAGAATTAAGACAGAAACAACTAGACTGTCTAGCTCGTAACATATACTATGAAGCAGGTTACGAACCTTTTGAAGGCAAGGTCGCAGTAGCCCAAGTTACAATCAACAGAGCAGAAAGTGGGCAATTTCCCAGTGACATTTGCCAAGTAGTATACCAAAAGAATATAGTATACGAAAAAGTATTATGCCAGTTCAGCTGGTACTGTGAAACTGCAACATTAAAGAAACCAATGAATGGTGCAGTATACACAGAAAGTATGGAAGTAGCAAAGAAAGTTCTATTAGAGGGCTTTAGATTACCTTCCATTAAAAACGCACTTTACTTTCACGGGGACTATATCAATCCAAAGTGGAATAAAGAAAAAGTAGCTAAAGTTGGTCGACATATTTTTTACAAATGAGGATTAAAATGAATACATCACAATTTAAGAAATATACACAGGATTTATTTAATTTAGATCTTTGGGTTAAAAACATTAAAGAACATGCACCGCAAATTAGTGCAGAAACCGCAGGATGGATTGCTGTAGTGCTATTGCACTTAGCAACAATCCCCACAATGATTGCTGTTATGACTGGATTAACAGAGAAAATGCCACCAGTTGACATGGTCTTGTTTAGCTGGCTAGGTTTGTTCTTATTTTTTGTTAAAGCAACAATTCAAAAGGATTTACTCAATATCGTAACAATCGGGCTTGGATTTTTTGTCCAAGCAAGTTTACTTGCTTTAATTGTGTTTAAGTAGTCAAAAAGATTGTAAAGTGAAACCCTGTTAGTATATAATCAGCTAACAGGTGTTTTACTGATAAATATAAGATATTAAGGAGCATACAATGCCATCAGGATTCCAACAAGATTCAAACCAATTACAACCAAACTTCTATAGAGTAGCGATCGATACTAGCTCAGCTACCTATTACCCAACTGCTGACGGTAATACCAACGGTGGTATTACTTCAAACGGCTGGGACGCACTTGCAACTGCACCAACCACACTAGTCAAGGGTAAAGCCCGTGCTAGGGGTAATATGCGTTTCCGCAACATTATCAACGCCTTAACAGGATTAACCGACTGCCAGATTTTAGATGTTACTATGGCAGGCGAAACTGTAGGCGATGACCAAGCTACATCATGTACGTTCACAGTTAAATTTGAGCGCGATGCATACATTCCAACTACTGGAACTGATATTGCCGGTGGATCAATTACTACAAAAGCACTATACGTTAAAAACACAGTTGCTAATGCAATTCGTCAAGAAACATCAGCTTCATGTAGAGTATATGATCCAACTACTGCTGAAGGTACACAACTAAGCCTTACAGTCTCAGCCGCCAGTACAGCTACCAATACACTTGGTACTGTTACTGTTTCATTAATTGATACTGTCACTGTAATTAACGCTTAATAATGATTTTAGCCTGGTTATTACTACTTACTGGTCTCACCATTTCTGTAGTCGCAATTTACTACTCTGTAGTAGGTTTGACTGCTATCTTTTCCGCGGCAGTCATTCCTATCATTGTAATGGGATCAGCCCTAGAGGTTGGCAAACTAGTATGTGCTAGCTGGCTTAAAGCCAATTGGGAACGTGCTCCTGCTTACATGAAGTATTACATGATTTTGGCAGTGGCTATTCTCATGCTTATTACTAGTATGGGTATTTTTGGATTCCTTTCCAAAGCACACAACGACCAAAATCTAGTCAGTGGTGATGTCCAAAGTAAGATTGCCATATACGACGAAAAAATTAAAACAGAACGAGAAAACATTGAAGCCAATCGTAAAGCACTCAAGCAAATGGATGCTACGATTGACGAAACGATTGCTCGTAGTAAAACAGATCAAGGTGCTGTTAATGCCAATGCTATGCGTCAGCGACAGTCTAAAGAAAGAACTCAAATACAGGCTGACATTGCTAAATCTCAAAAGTCAATTGTTGCCTTAAATGAAGAACGTTCTCCAATTGCCGCAGAAGTTCGAAAAGTAGAAGCTGAAGTAGGACCAATCAAATACATTGCCAAATTCATCTACGGTGATCATGGCGCAGATGAAAACATGTTGGAAAAAGCAGTAACATGGATCATCATAATGATTGTTGTTGTATTTGATCCGTTAGCAGTTATCATGTTGCTGGCCGCACAAATGACATTTGGCTGGCGTAAAGAAGAATCTAAAGATGGTGCATTACTAGTAGATAAAGATAATACTATAGTAGGCATTGTTCCTCCTATTATTCAAGAACCAAACACAGAAATTAAACAAACACACACAGAAGAAGTTCCAAGCGAAACACCGTCGACTGCACTAGGAGGTGATATAACAGCGCCGGAGGAACCTGTAGAAGAAGTACCTACAGAGTCAGAGCTAGAAAAATGGAATACAATGATAGAAGAAGCTGAGAAAGCAGTTGAGGCTGAAAAAATTGAAGCTGAACTTAATAGGGGTGAACACCTTTTAAAAGTAGAAGCCGATGCCCAACTACCTATTGCTAACGATACACCGGCAAAAACAATTTCACTAGCTGAACTATGGGGCCAGGAAGACGAGTCTAAAAAAAAGACTTACATGATCAAGAACCCGGACGGACAGTTGCAAGTGAAGACACGGGAGTAATAGGATACGTACAAAATGCCGAGCAAGGTGCTGATACACTTTGGGCAAGAATACAAGATCGAAGTTCAGTTGATATATTCAAACCAATGGATCGTCTTTACATAGAGTTTGATAAAGATCGATTTGAAGGTATAGATGCATCACAGGAATTAGAGATAGATCGATTTATTAAAGCTATACAAGATGGTACACATAAGTTTGACGACTATGGGCCATCAGACATCGAATACTTTGCAAGCAGGATATATGAACTTAGGAAAAATAACAGTAATAACACCGCCGGATAAACTATTCAATTTGAATTTAAGTTATCTGTTAGTTAAGCCATCGATATATGTAAAACAACAGTTTCAAGCAATATTGAGTAAAAGCATAGATGATTTAAACATATTCATGTACGAGCATGAAGAAACTGATATTAGTTGGATGTTAAGTGTTTCACAGCAGGTAGATGTGGTAATAGTAGATGTTGATAACTGTGATCCAATCACAAGACAGTTTATCACATTTCTAATAGCACAACCAAATGCATACTATATAACTAGTGATGAAATTACACCATATAATTTAATTTCAAAAAACAGGATTTATAACCTGGACAGTATTGTTGAACAACTTACTGACCCAGAAGATGATGAGGACTCAGATGAATCAGAAGAGTAAAGGTACAGGTATTACCGTTAGAGATAACGAGAATATTAATCAAGCACTACGCCGTTTCAAACGTAAAGTTGAAGATGCAGGCATTTTAGACGACCTACGTGCGAAAGAGTTTTACGAGAAACCAACAACTGCTCGTAAACGTGCCAAAGGTGCGGCCAAAGCACGTTGGCGCAAGAAGCTCGAAAAAGAGAGTTTACCAAAGAAAATGTATTGACATTGCGTTATATCTGTGTTATACTTTAAGTTCACAATAAAGAAAGAACTTAAATGGCGAATACAGATGTAATGATCGATTTAGAAACTCTAAATACTACACCAGATTCAACTATCCTTACAATTGGTGCAGTAAAGTTTGATCCGTTTGGAAAAGAACTACAAGAACCTAAAATGGATAGTTTTTACTGTCGAGTAGATGTTGATAGCTGTGACAGGATTGGGTTAACAACAAGTGACGATACCATTGCATGGTGGGCTCAACAAAGTAAAGAAGCGCAAGAAGCCGCTTTTGATCCCAATGATAGAATTGATATAGAAGAAGCATTTGCTCGCCTGTACAAATTCTGCTGGGGCGCAAAACGTGTTTGGAGTAATGGCAGTTGTTTTGACATTATCATTTGCGAACATGTTTTCCGTAAAATTAATCGTGCTGTTCCTTGGAAGTTTTGGGAAGTGCGTGATGTACGCACAGCATTTGATTTGGGTATCAATCCACTGCGTCCACCAGTTACAGCACACCATGCGTTAGAAGATGCGTGGAATCAAGCAGTAGGTATTCAAAATGTATACAACACATTGCGTACCAGTACAACTAGCGGTGGAACATACATCGCACCTTTTGCAAAGACAAACTAAAATGGAAACAAACAACAACGAAGTAATGGATATCCTCCAAGAGGAAGCCGCAGAAGTAATACAGGCAGTAAGTAAGATTCGTAGATTTGGCATGGATAATGGAAAACATGGAACTAACCAAACTAACAAAGAGCATTTAGAAGAAGAACTGGGCGATATGTTAGCTATGATTGATATTCTAATGATTAACAATGTTGTTAGTTGGAGTAGCTTACATGCGGCTAAACGTGCTAAAATAGAGAAGTTAAAAAAGTGGTCAAATATTCCTAATTTAGAGAATATCTGAGATAAATAAATTTGTAGAATGCCGTAAGGGTCTACATATTCTTGCTTAATTAAAGGAGAACAATATGAGCAAAATCATCGGTATCGATTTAGGTACAACAAATAGCTGTGTAGCAGTCCTAGAAAACGGAGTTGCTAAAGTAATTGAAAACAGCGAGGGCGCAAGAACAACGCCATCAATCATTGCATATACAAAGGACGACATCCTAGTAGGTGCAACAGCAAAACGACAAGCAGTCACAAACCCCAAAAATACAATCTACGCCAGCAAGCGCCTTATTGGTCGCAAGTTTGACGAAGCCGCAGTACAAAAAGATATAGACTTAATGCCATATACTATTGTCAAGGCTGACAATGGCGATGCGTGGATTGAGGCTAACGGCGAAAAGCTAGCACCACAACAGGTGTCTGCTGAAGTACTTCGCAAAATGAAAAAGACTGCTGAAGACTATTTGGGCCACGAAGTAACACAAGCCGTTATTACTGTTCCGGCATATTTTAATGATAGCCAACGTCAAGCAACGAAAGATGCTGGACGCATTGCTGGCTTAGAAGTGTTGCGTATTATCAATGAGCCAACAGCGGCGGCATTGAGTTATGGGGTTGATAAGACAGACAAGAAGGATCGCAAGATTGCAGTTTACGACTTAGGTGGTGGTACATTTGATATCTCCATTATTGAAATTGCCAACATCGATGGCGACAAACAAATTGAAGTACTATCAACAAACGGTGATACATTCTTGGGCGGTGAAGACTTTGACCAAGTGTTAATGGATTACCTAGTTGCAGAATTTAAGAAAGATAACGGCATTGATCTTAAACAAGACATGTTGGCTCTACAGCGTTTGAAAGAATCCGCTGAAAAAGCTAAGATTGAATTGTCTAGCACAACTAGCACAGCCGTTAACTTACCATACATTACCGCAGATGCTAGTGGTCCCAAGCACATGAATGTAACTATTAATCGTGCTAAGTTTGAATCAATGGTTGAAGAATTAATCAAACGTTCAATTGAGCCATGTAAAATTGCTATGAAAGACGCAGGTGTTACTAATGCTGACATTGACGAAATTATTCTTGTTGGTGGCCAAACACGTATGCCTAAAGTACAAGAAGCAGTTGAAAAGTTCTTTGGTAAAGCACCACGTAAGGATGTTAATCCAGACGAAGCAGTTGCCGCAGGCGCCGCCATACAAGGTGCTGTGCTAGCTGGCGATAAGACAGATGTTCTATTACTAGACGTTACTCCATTGACACTAGGTATTGAAACAATGGGTGGTGTAATGACCAAGTTGATTAAAAAGAATACAACTATTCCAACTAAGCATAGTCAAACATTTTCAACAGCGGACGACAATCAGCCAGCAGTTACTATCAAAGTGGCGCAGGGCGAACGTGAATTGTTTAAGTACAACAAATCGTTAGGTGAGTTTAATTTAGAAGGTATTGCTCCAGCACCGCGTGGCACACCGCAAATTGAAGTTACACTAGACATTGACGCAAACGGTATTCTTAATGTAAGTGCCAAAGATAAAAACACTGGCAAAGAAAATAAGATTACTATCAAATCTGATTCTGGATTAACTGAAGCTGAAATTGAACGTATGGTTCGTGAAGCTGAAGAAAATGCAGAGTCTGATAAAAAGGCTCGTGAGCTTATTGAAGCTCGTAATCAAGCCGATGCTCAACGTCATCAGTTCCAAAAGGACTTTGACGAAGTTAAAGACCAATTAACTGATGAAGAGAAGAGTAAGATTGAAGAAGCACTCACAGCAATGGACACAGCCCATGCAGGTGATGATGTGGAAGCAATCACAAAATCTGTACAGACACTTTTTGAATCAGCAACTCCTGTGTTTGAAAAGAAACAAGCCGCAGAGCAAGCCAAACAACAGGCTCCGCAAACCGGTGAACAAACAGTAGATGCAAGCTTCACAGAAGTTGACTCTACAGAAAAAAAGTAATATAATAACAACGTAGGGTGCCTCCGGGGCCCTACAAATGTTCTTGCTAATAAGGAGATCTAAAATGACACACCAATTAAGAACAATTGACACAGCCGCTCTAGCACAACTGAGCAAAGCACTAGTGGGATTTGATCGCTATTTTACAGCGCCGCATCACCAAAATGGAAACTATCCTCCACATAACATCGTGAAGTATAGCGATACGCATTATGGTATCGAAGTAGCAGTAGCAGGTTTTAGTAAAGAAGAAATTACAGTAGAAGTTGACCAAGATCAACTCACCGTAAAAGGATGTAAACTAAATCAAGCAGATAGTCGTTTTGAATATCTACATCGTGGCTTAGCCGCTAGGGACTTTGAACAAACATTTACTCTTGCTGAGTATATGGAGGTTAAAGGAGCAGAAGTAAAGGATGGTATGCTTGTGATTGAAATTGAGCGTATTGTTCCAGATGCACTCAAACCTCGTACTATCGAAATTAAATAAGTGTAAATAAACCCGGGGGAGGCAACTCCCCCAATTTTAAAAAAGAGATAACAATGGCTAGCACTGATATTCAACTAGAAGAAAAGATTAAAATTAAAGTATCCGAACCAAAAAATTGGAAGGTTATTTTACTCAACGATGATTCAACCCCCATGGAATTTGTAATCTCATTGCTAATTGAAATCTTCAAACATACTCATGAAACAGCCCAAGCGATTATGTTCCAAGTACACGAAACTGGCTCCGGCATAGCTGGAATCTATAGTTTTGAAATTGCTGAAGCTAAAGCAGTTGAAGCAACTAATCAAGCTAGAGCAAATGGCTATCCGTTACAAATTAAACTGGAAGAAGAATGAGCTTAAAAGACCTTACACACGATGCACACAGAGACGCTGAGACTCAGCCCTTTGTAAAAATATTGTTTTCTGGAAACATTAATCCAGAGCTATATGCAACATACTTAAAGAACCAACACCCAATGTATGAAGTGTTAGAAGTATGTGCGATGCCGCATCAGTTGTTACACGGTCTGCCTGATATTCGTAGAGCACCTGCTATCTTAGCGGACTTTATTGAATTGTGGCCGCATGAAGACATGCCGGCTATGACACCAGCAGTTGAAGAATATACCAAGTATATTTTAAGTATTAAAGATGATCCTAAGAAATTAATGGCACACATATATGTACGGCACATGGGCGACCTTGCAGGCGGACAAATGATTGCTAAACGTGTTCCGGGTTCGGGTAAGTATTATCAATTTGAAAATCCAGATGTGTTAAAAGCCGCTATCCGAGAACGCATCAGCGATGACATGGCAGACGAAGCTAAAGTGTGTTTTGACTTTGCTAAACGTTTCTTTCAAGACATGATGCCTATTGTTAAGTTGTACGGAGATGTATGAGCAAGGTATGGGATACGTTAATAGAAATACAACATCTATTGGAGAACAGTTTTGATAACACTGGCACAGAAGTATTTGAACCGGGTATGGATCGCTTTAATCAACCAGGGTGGATTAATCGCGTATGGACTTCTGATAGTTACCGCCGCGCTCACGTTGATGTTGTAGACGCAAGAGACTCTAAAGGATTATGGATGATGCATTGTTGCATCTTTCCACATACTCATAACCCTGCACCTATCTATGGATTTGATGTTATAGCTGGTAAGAACAAGATTACCGGTTGTTTTCACGATTACTCAAAAGCAGGCGATGCTGACCATCCAATGATGGCGTGGTTCCATGATGAAGTAGCCAAATTAGAATGGCGCAGAGAACGTGCTTTGCCTGAATGGGCTACTAACATATTCAGTGGTAGTATGGTGGCCGCGGGTAACGTACAAGATGAAGCAGAACTAGAACAAATTACAAATCTAGCTAAAACTACAGTAGCACACTATCTAAGCACAGTAGCGGAAACAAACAACACAGCTGAAGATACAACACTAGCACAGAACTATTATGCACAAAATCAGAAGTGCAACCCCCATACACCGCGTGTGATGGTTAGTTTGGGGCTAAGTGAGGACGATGTACAGCACTTCATTCAGGAATGTTTGTTCCCAGAAATCCGATAAATACTCTACTATGAGATTTAATGATTTTAAATACCTGGTTTCTGAAGAAACACTCCAGCCCGTATCTATCGCTAGACCGGGTAATTCGAACTATTATCGAAACTTAATCAACTCAATACGAGCAGGCGACGAGATACAAGTTACTCTTGATAAGACTAAAACAAGTCCTAAGTTAGTAAAGACTATTAAATTTTCCCCAGAGGCCGCAGACAGATTAGAAGCTATTTGGAATCCAACTGGCCGCGACAGATTAGAGTCACCTGATGGCGAACAGCTAGAACAAATCAAAACAGTTTTATTACCAGCTAAAGGCGGTGGCGAATATCGAGTTAACCAAATTGAAAAGACTGGCGCTATCAAGCAAAAAGTAGGCGAAAAACCAGGTGAGAAAACTTACAGTAAATGGTGGAATGACGGCAACGTTGCAGAAGCTATTATGGCATCTGCTGTACTAACAAAATTTGAAAAAGAGGGTGCTGAATTAGAAGCCAAGGATGTATTTGGTACAGCACAACGCATTGAAGGTACAAGTATTAAAAGCACAGCATTTGGTAAAGCTATAGAACTTAATATTGCACTGGCAGGTGAAGACTTTAAAGCATTTATAATGTCTGCACGTAATCCTCAAGAATTTTTAAAATATGAAAATTCAAAACAAGTATACAAAATGTTTAGTGATTGCGCAACATACGTTAATCAATCAAGTGCTGTTAAATCTGCATTAGAAAAAATTAAAAATGCCGATACTAAAGATGTAATCTCAGTTACAGCTGATGGCGCAACACACGAAGCCCAACATAGTACAAAAGCAGACTTATGGATTGCTCTTAATGGAACTAAAGAAAAACTATTAAGTATTAAAACAAGCACAGTTAAGCATATTGGCGGATATGCTGGTTATGAGTTTGATAAAATTGATACATTCTTAAACAGTGTATTAGGCATACACTTACCCGAAGAAATAAAGAAAAAGTTTAAGATGGTGCCGTTGCAGTTTTCACCAAAGAATCCTCCAACAGACGAAACTGGTAATCTATTGTTTCCGGATTGGAAGAAAGGTGATCCTGCTCCAGAAGGATACTTATATTCTAAAGAAAGAGAACCTATCGCTAAAGCGGCACGCGATTATAATTCTAGAATTGCTATTCCTGCGGCCTATAAGTACATGGATAAAGAACTAAAGAAATTATTGTCCGGTAGTGCTAATGAGTATGATTTTGTTAAAGAAGTGACAACCGGAGTGGTACATCATGCAACTCTAGGACAAGATGTTCGTGTAGTAGTTATTAGCCCTTCAGCTAAAGAAGCATATAAAGAATTATCGTTTGGCCCGGAATTTCATGAAGCACTAAAAAATTACAATCTAACACACGAATTAACAATCTCTGAAAAAACTTGTATCTTAAAGATTTACGGTTTTGCTGTAACTGATTTAGGAAAACGCATTAATAATGGTGATAGTATGTTTGTACAACTACGTACATATAACCAAGACAAAACTACACGCAACGTAGTTGAAATGGGCGGTTTGTTGAAGAAACTTACTGACATAACTCAACAAGAAGGTGCAGATACTGCATCAACGTTTGATACACGGGCTAAACCAGTATTTGACCAACCAACGGCAACTAGCCCTGCAAAAACAAAAACAGAGCCAAATGCCGCAGTTAAAGCAACTACTACACAAGCACCAATGCCAACTGTTCCTACATCACAACAACCTGCAGACGTTTCACAGCAATCGCAACTAGCTAACGATGAAGAAAAGGTTGCAGAACAACACAAATGGCAACCCCACAAAGATGAACATGTAAGTGAATTACAACGCATGTTACATTTAGCAAAATACTCACACTAAGTTTGTTTTAGAACAAGAAAAAGCAGTCATTTAATGATTCCCCACCTCATAGTAAATACTGGTGAGGAACCTCGGGAGCGAAAAATGTTAGACGGAATTAAGTCCGCCACAACTACCCTTAAATCTGCGCAAAGTGCAGGCAAGGAATTAGGAGCAGTTGTATCAAGCCAACAGGCTGATATGGAAGCTACCGTTCAGCGCGAGCATGAATCCCGTATAAAATCTAAACTAGCAGAGCAACATCGAAAATCAACTCTTGAGTATAGAGCTCTTGAAAAATTTGAGACTAAGATGAAGTACGAGCGAGATGTAGCTAGACTAAAGGCTGAAACTATTCAAAAATACGGCAAGGATGCGTGGATCAAAGTAGAAGCTGAAAAAGCTGTTATAGAAAAAGAATATAAAGCTGAATTATCTGCAATGGATCGCGACCGACAAAAACAAATTGATGTGTTGTGCTGGTGTTTTGTAGCTGGCACATTAGTTACTTACTTTTTTAAACTATACAAAATATGAGATTGCCACAAATTGTTCTGATATTAACATTATTAGTCACTGCGTTCTTGATATGGATGGAATGGCAATTGAAGTAATTAACACCTAGCGTCCTATATATACTTTAGGCTCTGCTTCAGATTGTCGCTGTTTTTCAGACTTGGGAAATAACTCGTTGCCGTATTGTGGGTATTTTTGCTGGCGATCATGTGCTACCCACATGAACACTCCGCCCATGATAATGATGATGATCATGATTGCTACACCGATGATCAACTCTTCTCTCAGCTGTTTCATACGGGCCGCACGTCTACGATCCTGTACCTCCTGAATTTTCATTTGCTTGATGATGAGAACTTTTTGTTCCTTACCCATTTCTCTCATCATCTCTTCTACTTCTGTATAAAGCGCACCCAGTTCTTTAGGGCTTTGATACACCATTATCTCACGCAGTTCAGTGCCCATTTGTTCCAATTGCTTGCGCATCAACACACGTTGTAAGGCACGTTTACCTAGGCTGTCATCTCCAGTATAAACTTGTGTTTTACTGCGACGTTCTTCTTCAGCAAAGATTGCCATACACTTGTTTAAGTTATCGTAATATGCGCCAAGATGATTGCCAATCTCTGTGTAAACACCGGTATGCTCGCCCGAGTTAGCCTTTTTGTTTAACTCGACAACTTCGTTTTTTGTACGAATGTATTGATTACGTTGCTCTACTGTGGCTGGTTTTTCAGCCGGGTGAAGTTTTTGGAACTGTGCATCAAGATCTTTGAGTACATCCTTGACATCACCCGCCGCACCTTTGATATCTTTATAAAGTTTACAGCCAGCCTTGACTGCGGACACTGCGGCATTGGCCAGTGCAAAGAGTGTTAAGGGATCCATTACTTGACCTCTTTCCGATAGCGATATTCAACACAAATCAATGTTCTATTGCTGACATCACCAATCCAAGCAGTTCTAACACATTGGGCAACACCCTGATTGAGCGTTACTTCACGTTCTCGACTGGGTAATTCTCTAGCTACATTGGGACGATCACCGCCGTACATGGGTGAACTTGACACTATCGTAGAAACACACAGAGTCGATAATGCCAGGACCACAATTATTCTGTTTAGGGTTTCCATCTATTTTCTCTCTTGCGCCATTCTAAACATATCACTGTGCGATTGTAAACGTCACCGGTCCATGTCCAACGCACACACTCCCACTCTGGCCATTTCTTAACTGGTTCTTGTGCAAGGGCTAGCATCAATATCCATTCGTACATGATCATTTTCTATCTTTGAGCCAATCTTTAAACATGACACAAAATATAGCCACTAATGGAGTCATTGACAATAAGAACAGCAGATCATTGAATGTGATAATAATGTTGAAGTACATACGTTCCTTTGTTAATTTTTAGCATAATCTTCGCGTTCTTTCTTTTCACGAGCTTCGCGTTCTTTTTGTTGTTGACGAATAACTAGATTTCTCTTGACAACCTTTTCTTCATAAATTCGTTTTTCTTCCATCTGGCCGTAAATGCCAACACCGCCCATGGCAAATGCAAATACAATCACTGACCCTGCTAGGAAATACATGCCAAAAATAAACGTATCAGCCATTTTTTTCTTGTGTGCTAGTTCACGTTCTTCTTCTGCACGTTGGGCTTCTGCACGGGCTTTGAACAGCCTGGTGCGCTCGGTAATCATTTGTTCCCAGATTTGAGGTTTACCTAACTGCCAAAGAATCATGTCTTTGAGTTCACGCTCTGCTTGACGTAGGGCATCACTATGCATGGCAATTTGTAGGGCTTCGTGCCCCAATTCAGCATCAGTTTTGCCCAGTATGTTAGCTTTGGCTTTTAACTTTGTTCGTTCACGATGTATAGAATCTGATGATTCAAAGAATTTGCTGAATTGCCCTACTAGACTGTTGATATCCTTGCCCAGAGCTATGGCTTGCTTTATATGGCTGACCGCAGATTGTGCAGCCGCAAAGGCTAATCCGATAGTGATTGGATCCATAGTCGCTCCTGACCCGTTATATTATATTTACTAAATTACAGCCACAAAAAAAGAGCTTGAAAGCTCTTTTCTATGTTTGTTTATTATTAATGTGTTCTAAGACGTGCTAATCCTACCGTTCTAAATATAGTGAACCACATCCAACCAATATCAAATTCAAACCAACGACGACTTAGTTTAGGATTAGCAGGATCTAAGTGATGATTGTTGTGTAGTTCTTCTCCACCAATCAATATACCCCAAGGCACTACATTATGCGAATGGTCTTTGGTTTCGCCATTGCGATAACCCCACCAGTGTCCAATGCCGTTGATAAAGCCAGCGGCCCAGAAAGGTATCCATATCATTTGTACACCCCACACTAAAAATCCCCATGGCCCAAATAACAATAGGTCTATAACCAGCATTACAAGAATGCCAAGGCGATGGTGAGGTGTATAAAGTTTACGTTCGATCCAGTCTTTAGGAGTACCCATGCCATATTTCATAACCATGTGGGCATCGCTGCCTGCTTGATTATAATACTTGACTCCACCAAACACTAGATTCCAGATACCGAATACATGCGGGCTATGTGGGTCACCTTCTACGTCTGTATTTTGATGATGCTTACGATGTACTGCTACCCATTGCTTGGTAGTCATGCCAGTAGTTAGCCATAACCAAAATCGCATAAAATGACTTAATATTGGGTGGAATTCAATTCCCTTGTGTGCTTGGCATCTGTGTAGGTATAGTGTAACTGACACTATTGTGATGTGCGTCATCACTAACGTAGCTATAATTTCTATCATGTAATATTTAGCTGGTTTACAAAGTCTAAAAGTAAATTATGTCTACTGTTATAGTTGCCTTGCAACCATGTATAGCTATTGTACCAAAATTGTTCAGCTTCCGGATGGCATCCTATAAGCCCTATGTTGTTTTGTATTATAGCCATAGCATCGCCGTTGGCATAAGTTGCTATAGTATTAAACTTGCTAGAATCTCCAACTAAGGCACACCCGTCATAAAAAAACATCCTGTTAGGATGTCCTTGCCAAACTATGTTTATATCTTTAGCATGTG